TCGATGACCCGTGACGCGAGCAGTTCGAGCGACCGTGCGGTCGGGTCGTCCGTCTCGTCGACGTGCATGTCGACTGGCACGTCGTGCGTTCGAGCCAGCGCGAGACAGTGGTCGATATGCGTTCGAACGTCCTCGTCGCTCCGTTCGTTGTCCGGCATCCCACCGACGGCGTCCGCACCGGTTTCGAGCGCCTCGGCGAGCAGGTTCGCCGTACCGGGGTCCTGTACGATTCCTTCCTGTGGGAACGCAACGATCTGCACGTCGGCGATAGCCCCGCACCCTTCACGGGCCTCGAGGACGCCCTTCAGCGGTGTCAGGCCACCGATCGTGTCCACGTCGACGTGCGTTCGCATACGGGTACAGCCGTTCTTGACGTGCATCTCGATCGCCCGCGTCGCTCGCTCTCGCACGTCACCGACCGTGTACGCGCTCTTCCGACCGTGGATGCTCTCGATGGCCTTGAGTCTCCAGGCCCCACCGTCGCAGGGGGAAACCATAAGTTGTACTTCGTCACCACCTGCTGCTTTCTGGACACGGACAACAAAGAGCCTTTCAGGCTGTTCGACCTCCGGAAAGGTGGAGAACGGTTGCAGGGGAAGAGGATTGGGCATTTTTCCCCAGCCCTCCAATTTTATGCCGTTTTTGACGTTTACATGCTGAGTAAACCCATCGTCAGATTGGACAACTTCAGATCTATGAGCCAAGTTGGTGGTCAGGCTCAAAAGTGCATCTCGGCCCTCTGTCGGTAGGCAACAGCTCTGCACCATGATGTTGAAGTCCTCGGTCTGAATGTATTTCTCTTCCGTCCACTTGCCGATTGAGTGGGGCTCTGCAACCAAAAGGACTTCCCGCTGCCGGGTGTCTACCGTCAGGGGGCAGACAAGGGAGACCCTGGCGGGCTCAACGAGCACAAAGGGGTTGATCTCGTCATCATCAATCATTGTATCCGGATCGTTGCAGATGTAGTCCACAAATCCCGACAGAGTGGAGACTTTGAGCGGGCTGGCCATAGGTTCCGTAATCAGGTGCAGGTTTTTGGACGAATAGGTGAGTTTACCTATCTTTTCCAGCTTTGGCTGTGAGTGTTCGCTGATCCACTCCAGGGCTTCTTTAATCATCACGCACAATCCTCCTTTCAGTTATGATTTTTACAGGACCTAATGATAAAGACGTGACAGTGACATTGGCGTCTTCGTCATAAAAAACACCTGGATTACCCGCTTCAAAATCTATCCATATTCTTTTGACTTCTTCACGGACACTTTTTCCTTCCTGCACTTCCCACTCTGTCAACAGAACCCATTGACCGTCTATGTATTGATAGATCTGTATTACGTCGTAGTGCATATCATCCATCACTGGACCCTTCCCTTTTCAACGGTGTGACGTTTCCAGATTGGCTCGGTGATAGTTCTTCATCTTCAATGGGCAGCCTGAATTGCCCGGGAGCACCCTGATTGGCTCCGAGCTCTGCCGCCAGGGGCTTGCCTTGCTTATCTCGGTCAAAGAGCAGGGTGGTTTCGATAGGCCTAGCTGGAGCCAGCTTGGAAGCCGTGTGGGCTTCGACATCGGCCATGTTTCGATGTTCATTGGGCTTCACTTTCAGCTTGATGGTGATTTCCCGCTTGGCCTTGGCTTCGGTGTTGGGGTCGAGGATATTCTCAACCACGTTCTGGAGCTCATAGTCGAATGCCTCCATGACCGCGCCCATGGCCAACTGTTCAAGTGTCGTTTTGTTCAGCACGTTTCCTCCTTTGTGTTGATGGTTTTACCCTTGTTCCTTGCCCAGCCTCGCCAGGCCCAGCCAGACCGCGCCCTGCCATGCGGCGCCTTGTTCCCTGCTACGCCTCGCCTAGCCATGCCGTACCCAGCCTGGTCGCGCCCTGCCTTGTTCCTCGCCGTGCCTTGCCCTGCAACGCCGGGCCATGCATTGCCTCGCCAGGCCACGCCTGACCTTGCTCCTTGCCCCGCCTTGCCACGCCTTGCCACGCCTTGCCCCGCCTTGCCGGGCCTAGCCTGGCCGCGTCCTGCCTCGTTCCTCGCCATGCCTTACCTCGCCGGGCCGGGCCGGGCCATGCCTAACCATGATCCTCGCCGTGCCTGGCCATGCCGTACCGCGCCCAACCTCGCCACGCCAAACCCTGCCGTGCCGAGCCATACCACGTCTTGTTCCGCTTTTGAGGGTTATTTGACGGGCTCAATGATTGGCTGGAACTTTCCAAAAGTCCCAGAGCTGGGACTACTGGGCCGCCAATCACCTAAACCACATAACGCGCCTGCCTGATTGAGGATCAACTCCAGAATCTCCTTGGTGATTCCGCTCAGTTCACTGTCGATCACGGTCAAGCTGCCCTGGAGTTCCCAGCTGCGAAACAACGGTCTGACACGAACATTCTTTGTCCTGCCTATCCTCGCTCTTTTGACCAAAAGCTCGAATCCATAGTCCTCAGCCATGTCAAGATGATCGGTGAATGTGTTGTTTCCGATGAGCTCCTGAAAGGGCATGATCGGGATCGTCTTGTCATGGGTAAGAATGGTCCATTGTTGCTGATCAACCATGATCCCGGCTTGAGTCTGTTTTTTGTAGGTCTCTTTCCCCTTGCCGGTTTTGACCTTTGCTCCACCCTCACGAAACATGGTCATGAGGTTGTCTGAAGGCATCCCAAAGTACCTGCCGTCATGATAGACATAGCCCAGCCAGGTCCAGGCAGGAGAGCGATCATCCCCGTTGACTGACTGCTCTTTGTTTTCAGGTGCTTTTCGCCATGCTTGGATCTTCTCGTTGAAAGCGAGGTTGTCCTGGTGCAGGATCATTGGTGTGAGTCCTTTGAGCGTGACTTTGTACTGTTCCATGTTTCCTCCAAGCCTAGAGTTCAGGTTTTTCGATTGCCGTGCGAACCTGGGCGGCTGCAATGACCTTGGCCGACCTGGACGTGATGTGATCCAGGCGCTTTTTATTTTCTTCGTTCAAGGCCTTAGCATCTACCAGGGACGCATACCGATACGATTTATGAGACTGTCTGACCGCAGTGCGAAGTTTGCCGACGCTGAGATCCAGCTTTTCCTCGTCATTGAGGAGCTTGAAACCTTTCCCTCTGATCACTCCTATGACCAGGCCGGTCTCGTCTTCGACGATCTTTCGCCAGCGATTCGTCACAGCTCGAAAACGTGAAGAGGTTTGAGGTATCCCCAGAAGGTTTTCAATGTCTTCGTAGGGTATTTCATCCAGGGCATTGAGTTGGTCTTCCGGGAAAGCCTCCCGGATCTGTTTGATGTCTGGATCTGTTGGAATCCCGCCGAAATACACCTCCTGCCGCCTGTTCATGATACCTCCGTATGTGCTTCTTCACTTATTTGTTGATTTTTCCGGGGCCGCTCTGGCTGCACGGCCCCGGATGAGCTCCGATTACCGCTCCCGATTACTCCCGGACGCTATGCCATCGGCTGGGGAAAGGAGAAACCCTGGCCGCTTTTCATCGGTCCCCCTCGGAGCTACAGGGCAAGGCTGGTCTCAGCCGTATCTTGAACCTGGGGTTGGCTCTCGCAGATGAACCTGGACTGTGGAGTGTGTTTCTGCCGTTTGCCGTCCCGGCTGATCTGAACCTCTGGGCGAATCGTCAAGACCAGCTGGTCCTCGGCCCTGGTCCAGGCCACATAGGCCAGGCGGCGCTCGGCTTCGATGTCGTCACCCTCCATGGCCCGCTTCGAGGGCAAGGTACCCTCGTTGACCCCAGCCACAATGACCACCGGCCACTGAAGCCCCTTGGCTGCGTGGATGGTGGCCAGGGTGATTTGGTCGTCCCTCTCTTCCTGGATCTCATCCTGGACATCATAGGTTGCCAGCCAGTCCAGGTAGTCCTTGATGGTGCTGTTGGGGTTGTCCTTCAGATAGGTCCAGATGAAACGGGTCACGTCCAGGACCTCCTCTGCTCTCCAGCCCCAGCCATCAGACGGGAACGGAACAGCCCCGGTTGCCATGTATTGAATTTGGAACGTCGAAGCCGACAAATAACCATTGAAGTTGAAAACAAAAAAATCAGTAAACACGGCGTCTGAGCCATCTATCCACACCTGGAAATGGCTCTGCCCATGCCCTGCTGCCTGGGCTCTGATTGCCTGATAGTCTTCATCGGAAAGTCCGATCAGGTCCTTGATGAGCATGAAGCTGAAGTTGTCGTGAGGGTTGACCAGGAGCTTCAAGAAGGCGTGGAAGCGCCGGAAGAGCTCCGTGTTGGTCAGCTTGGACCGTTGGCCAATATAGGTGTGCTCGATCCCGTTGTTGCTCAGGAGCTGGGAGAGCTTGGCCAGGAGCCCATGGTTGCGGGCAAGGATGGCCATGGGAGAGCTGGCGGGCAGCCTGGAGAGCTTCGAGGCCAGGCCGGCGCTGTCCATGTTGGTCCAGGTCAGGACGTTTCCAGCATCACCCCGAACAGCCTGCATGGTCTTGGGGATACGTTCCTGGTTGTGGGAAATGACCGCGTTTCCAGCCTCGACAATCGCGGGTACGCTTCGATAGTTTGACTCCAACTTGAAAACCTCGGCCTTAAAAGAGAGCTCTGTGAGCTCATGGGGCAGGGCTCCGCGCCACTCGTAAATGGACTGATCCTGATCCCCGACGACAAACAGGGAGACGTACCTCATGGTATGGTTGATGATCCCATGGATGCAGTCCCATTGCAGATGATTGAGGTCCTGGGCTTCGTCCACCAGGACATGTCGCCAGTTCAGGTATTGGTGAATCGAGGGGAAGATCCTGCGGAATTCAAGCAGGAGCTGACCGTAGGTCAGGGCGTTGTTCTCCCGGCAGAGCTGTTGCATGGTATGATAGAGATCAAATCCTTCCTGCCCCACTTCACTGAGCTCAAAGGGCAGCCCATAGGTATAGTGAGCTTCCAGGGCCCGCTCGAACTCCTTGATCTTGATCTTCTTCCAGGACTTGCCGTTGTAAAAGCCGAGCATGCGGCCAGCCTCTTTGATGATTTGCTGCTCTTCCCAGTCGCCATAGACGGTAATCTCGGCGGGCCGGTAGCCCAGGACCTCCCCGAACCGCTTGAGGAGGTTCAGGGCGATAGAGTGCATGGTCCCTATCGTGATTTTGTAGGCCTGGTTGCCAAGCCGTTCCTGCAGCCGCTTTCGCATCTCCCCGGCGGCTTTGCGGGTGAATGTGAGGCAGACGATCTCATAGGGCGAGACCTTGTGTTGCTCGATCAAATAGGCAACCCGCTCGATAAGGACGCGGGTTTTGCCGGAACCGGCCCCGGCGAGGACCAGGGCCAGTTCTGAACTCGTTTCAACTGCTTGCTTCTGTTGCCTGTCCAACTGCATGCTCTTCCTCCTTGGGAAGCTGTATCACGTTCCAGCCTTCCGGCATGGAGCCCTCGGGCTTGTGACATGTGTTGACGAGGATCTGGGTGTTCTTGTCTACGGAGATGATCCGCTGGACCAGGGCCCCCAGATGAGCATCGTCGAGCTCTGCAGCCTCGACAGCCACGACGCGCTGCTGGGCGTTGCCCATGAGGGCATAGGCCAGGGCTGAATCGAAGCAGACGAGCTCACCACCGGACAGACCGGAACGAGCAACGGGAGAGCCGTCGTCCCGGTCCCAGCCCAGAAAGACCTTGCCGTCTTGGATGGAAAAAACAGCCCGGCCGTAGGGGAGCACCTTGCCCATGGTCTCGGCCATAGCTTCGACAGACGCGGACAAGGCCTGTTCCCGCTGGGTTTCCAGCTTGGACACGCTCTCTTTGTAGTGCTTGATGTCCTTCTCGACCTTCTGGACCCGCTGTCTGGATTTTTCGAGCTGTTCGTCCAGACCCTGGGCCTTGGTGAGAAGGCTTTCCTGTTGCCGCAGCTCCTTGAGGGCCTGCTTGATCCCCTCGACGTGTTGATCGTGTATCTCAGACATGGGCAGCCTCCTTTTGCTCCACTCGGTATTTGCGGAGCTCTCGTTTGGCCACCAGCTTGGCCGCGCAGGCAGAACATCCAGTCCGGTCCAGAGCTGAGATAATGGCCTGGATGGATGTGTAGACATCTTCCTTGGCCACGCCTTCCCTGCAGGCTTGTTCCTTCTGCTCCTGGTGGGGAAAGTCGCTATCAAGTCCTTCGTCGGTCAGGGGTTGCCGTTCTGCCGGCCGCGTGAACTCTTCAGGGCCGGGACACCAGAAGTCCTCTTCAGGCGGCGGCTGGTTGTTCACTGCTGGTTTTGCCTCGGCGTCTCTCTTTTTGGCTTCGGCCTCTTCGTCAGCCTTGGCTTGCTGGGCGTCCTTGATGGCCTGTTCGAGCTCTTTTTCCTTTTCCTGGATCTTGGCCTTGATGTCGGACAGGGTCCCGGATGGGAGCTCCAGCTCGTTCCGCTGCCGCTGCAGGGAGTTGATCGAGTCCTGGGTGGACTTGTGATCAGCCCGGGAATTGTTCAACTGGGTCTTGGCCTTCTCCAGGTCGCTGTCCAGCTTGGACAGATTGCCCTGGGGCGGGAATACCGAGAAAATCCACTCGATTTTCTTCTTGTCCGAGAGGGCCAGGAAGGCGTGGAGGTCGAGGACCCTGGGGTCTCCCTGATTGGCCAGCTTCTTGGCAAAGTCGTCTTTGGAAACCTTGCGCTGGTTGACCCGCATGGTCTGAGAAACAGATCCGTTCTTGCCAGGCCAGAAGGACCGTTCGAACTCGTATCCGTTGATGAACACAGACACGGTCAGATGGTCTCCGGAGCCGAATGCCTCCCAGGTGTCCTGATTCCGCTTTCCGACCTCCGGGACATAGCCCAGCAGGGCCAGCTCCAGGGCCTTGGTCCGGGAGGACTTCCCGGAACCATTGGGCCCGATGATGATGTTTTGCTTCTCCAGGGGCTGGTCTATCCGCATGCCCTTGAAGTTTCGTGCTTTGACGTGGGTGATCATAGGGCCTCCTTATTGGGCGTCGAGGACCGCGTTGACCCTCGTATAAACCTGCTGCACTTCCTCTGGAGAAAGTCTGAATCGCCCTTCAAATCCGAGCTCTTTAATGGCCTGCAGGTACTCGTCGTAGAATTCAGATCGGATCTCTTCCAGCTGGGCGTTGGCTTTGGCTTCTTCCTCGGTCAGATCCGGGCTGTCCTGTGAATCATCTTCGGGCGATGGTCCAGGTGTTTGAGCTGCAGCGGCTTTTTGTTCCTCGGCTGCGTCTTCGGGCTCCATTTCCCCGACGAGCTCTTGTTCCTCGACATCCTCGGTGCCCTTGTTGATGTCGATCACGACGCCATCTTTCTGATTCTCCAGGGCAAACTGCTTTCCGTCGCCCTCGGCCAGCTTTTCCACCTTGTCCTGCAGGTTCTTGTACTGCCGGTTATCCCAGCGCAGGATGTTGCCATTGGTTGATCTCCAGGAATACACGGCGACATCCCACTCTTGCCCCGGGGCTTTCTGCAGCCCATGGAAATGCTTGGAAGCGTTTCTCTTGGCAAAGGTCTGGGCATAATCCATGGCTTTCTTTTCCCGGTTGATGATCGAGGCGAACCACTGCAGGGCCTCATCATGCTGGGTGTTGACCCAGAGACACGTTGACTCGTCAAAAGGGTATTTGGCCCAGGTGGCGTTGCCCTCGGTCTTGGGCTCCATCTCTGCCGGGAGGAGCTTGAAGGCTTGGGGGAACTTCTTGGCCTTGCTCAGGAGGTCGATGAGGCGATAGGACGGGATGTCGAATATCGTGGTCCAGTCGCTGACCTGGGGCAGGCCTGTGGAGTTGAACCCGAAGCAGATGGCCCGGCAGTAAATGGCCTTGATCCGGCCGTTCTGATCGTCTCGCATGACATACGGGTTTTGCTGATATTGACCGTCCACCAGGACTTTGGGGGGCAGGATGCAGGACACGCCTGCACCATCATTCAGAACCTCGTAGCCCTGTGCGCTCACGACATGAGGCCCGCCCGGTACCGGCTGAACCAGGGTGCCGTCCTTGCCTGACAGATGGACCCGGCGTTTGATGGCCTGGATCTCATCCTCGCCGTCTCTGATGATGAAGGCCTTATCGGTGCCGATGGCCAGCGTGTTCTGGTTTTTGAGATTGGTGATGTACTCGGAAAGGACTTTCATGTCCTCCGGGGCTTTTTCCCCCAGTCGCTTGAAGGCCTCGCGGGCTTTTTGTTCCAGGGCTGATACCTCAGACATGGTCTTTGCTCCTTTGGATTTGTTTGTGGATCTGCATCTGGGCCCACTCGTAATCTCGATCCGTCAGGGTGGGCCACCATTCACCACAGGCCAGACACCCGACCTGGCCGGTGATCGGGTCATGGGTGAGTTTGGAACGCTTCCCCTGCTCGAAGCATGCAGGGCACAACAGGCTCATGGTCTCCAGCCTGGGGCACTCTCCCCAGAACGGAGTGCAGTTTTGATCTCCGGATCGAAGGGTGCAGAGATAGCCGCTTAGGTCGTCCAGGTCTCCGGTCTGGAGGTATCGAAAGTAGCTCCCCTCCTGGAGCCAGGAATGGGGGCAGCGTTCCGGGTCAAAGGCGTAAGGAAAACAGCGCATGCTATGCCTCGGCTTCTTCCTGGATCTCTTCTGGGACAGGGGATGGTTGGCGCAGATGGACGGCCTGCTGCAGCTGCTTGGTCTTTTCGTCGATCAAGAAGGTGAGGGCATCCTTGAAATACGGTGAGGCACTCCTGGGCAACTTGGAGAGACTGATACGGGGGTTTCGGGTGTCTTGACTTTGGTTAAGGAGCTTGTTGAAAACCAGCTGCCTGTCCCGTCCAGGATCGGCAGGGAAGACCTCTTTGATAACCAGACGAGCCCAGGGCTGCAGCTTGGTGTCAGCCATTATCTCGATGAGCTCGTATTTGACCACACAGTTCTCCTCCACGTTGGCCGCGTAGAGATCCATACCGAGCGTTGCCTCCAGCAACTCGTTCATTTCCTTGATCCTCTCCATGCCGTATCTCCTTTGATCACATGGTTGCCATCCAGGCCTCCAGGCTCCCCACGAGCGCGAAGAAGGCCACCACCAGAAGAGCCAAGATCCAGCCCTTCATCGTTTCCCTCCAAGGTTTGGAGTTAGGGCCAGAGACCTGGCCCCAACTATTAAGAAATCCTGAAAGATTCCCTGATCCGCGCCTATTCAGATCAATTTCCCGAAGCCAGGATGTTGATCTGATCCGTCGTCCCGCCTGCCGTCGTACCGTTCAGCCAAGGCCTACTTGTGTAGAGAGGGCCAGTCGGGGTTGAGAGTACCGGTTCCTGGGCCTTGCGGTCCCTCGCTGACCCTCCCGATCTGTTACCTGCTCATGAGCAGTGGCTTCGGGGCGGGGTCAGCTGCAGGGGTCCGCGTCAATTTGGTGCCTGCAATATGCCATTAGGCATGAGCATGTGTCAATGCCATTTGGGATCAAAATGGATAAAAAAAACCCTGAAGCCGGAGCTCCAGGGCTGAAAAGTCTATGTCACTTTTTTGTCAAACTTTGTCAGGGGCGCGCTTTTTCTTATAGTACAAAACGTCGCTGCGTAGTTTTTCAAAATCCTCGTCTCGGCTGGATATGAGCTCGATCAGAGCGTCAAAAAACTCTGGATCGTCGTCCCCGACGGATAAAATTGTGGCTGCTCTGTTCTCTCCTAAGACCTCCGATAAAACCTCTGACATGTCTCCCCCCAGCTTTCGATACGCCCTGAGCACTAGGCGTAAACTTACATTCCTACCGCGTTCGCCAGATAGCCATCTGGAAATCTGACTCTGGCTACATCCGATTTGTTCAGCCACAACTCGCTGCGGCTGATCCTTGAGACTCGCTCGTAACAGGCCAACAAAGCTATCAAAAAGTTTTTCGGCCAGCAATGGCATTTTGTCTCGTCTAAGGGTGCCCATACTGCAATCCTTGTTCCGTTAAGTGTGACATAAAAAAAATACAAAAAATCCAGGTTGACCTCTAGTCATTTATGCCACAGCTCATTATTTCTTGTGGCATAAATTTGACTGCCGAAGGGTTGAAATTTTTCATGCCAACTGTCATCATGAATTCACTCAATTCTTCCAAAGGGGGTCGCATGGTCAACGCGATCAAACAGTACATGGACGAGCACAACCTGACCCAGCTGGAGCTGGCACAGATGGTAGGGATCGACCAGGGCACAGTGTCCAAGCATCTTCAGGGCAGGGGGATGCGGCTGGAAACCGCCCTACTCTATCACCAGAAACTCGGCATCCCGCTCGAAGAGCTCCAGCCGAACAACCAGGAGCAGGAGCCCAAAAATGGGAAATGAGAAGCTGATCCCGAAGACGGTCAAAGTTCCGGAGTCCCTGGACGAAGAAGTCTATCGGGTCCTGCGCCTGCCCGGCCTGGAGGAGTACGCATACAGTGATTTCATTCGGGATGCGATGCGGGTCTACACCAAGATTCTCAGGGTTCAGAAGTTTTCTGATCAGCATGACCTTACTCTACCAAACGACGATGGTTAAGGCAGTAAGACGCTGTGACTCTCTGGTAATACCGAGGTTTTTTTATGATGAACGGATTCTGCCCGAACTGGCCAGACAAAGTTGATGCCTGCAGGTGTGCTGCAAATCAAAGACTCGCCCAGCAATACGCATTTTTCGCTCCGTGTTTTCGGTGTGAGCACTACGGGAAAAAAATCGAAGAGCTGACTCAAGAGGATCGCAGAACGCGCACCGAGACCAGCCCGCCCCGCTGCCATAGGTGCGGGACCAGGTTGGGGCCGAACAACAGGAGTGGCTACTGCCAGAGATGCTATCACAAGCCGGACGTTAAACGCGCCCTAGGGAAAACATGATCCGGCGAATTTGGATCACTCTGTCCCTCTGCCTGCAGGGCCAGGACCTGGCAACAGCCTGGGCCTATGCCTCTATGGTTACGGCTAAGGTCAGGAGACGGAAGAGGTAATCCATGCACAGAGGCTATGTAAAAATCTGGCGCAAGCTGCTCGACTCCGGGATCGTGCAAGACGGTCCCATGTGCCAGATATTCATGAAAGCCCTCCTGAACGCTACTCACAAACCCATCTCTCGCCGGGTAGGCCGTCAAATGGTCGAGCTGCAGCCCGGCGAATTCATTTTTGGCCGAAACCGTTGGGCCAAAGAGCTCGGCCTAAGCCCCAAGGTCGTCAGAGGAAGAGTCGAGAAACTGATAAGAAAAGACGTTTTTTGGGCCAAGCACAGGGCCAACGAGTTTACTATATTTAAGTTCAGAAATTGGGGGGCTTATCAACAACTCGAAGACACGGAAGGGCCAACCACTGGGCCAACCGAGGGCCAACCAGGGGCCAACCAAGGGCCACATAAACAAGAATGTAAGAATGTAAACACAGAAGAAGAAGAGGGAACCCCTGGACAAAACTTACCTGCCCCACCCTCTCCTGCGGAATACCTCCAGGAGCATTTTCCAAACGCACATATTCAAGAGCTGCTGCAAAAGGCCTTCGAGCTCTTCCGGCTGACCAGACAGACCGGAAAGATCGCTGACTCTGTCCTGATCCGGTTCATGGACAAGCTCCGGCAATTTGAGGAATGGAAGATCGGAACCGGCCTGACCAAATACATCGAGGGCGAATACTACCTGCAGAACAAGAGCGAAGACTACGCACTGGGCATTATCAGGCGCTGTACGGCTGAAGATTACTACCAGATCATTGGGCGCGTTCAGAAACAGGGAAAGGGTGAGACTCCAGCCGCGTCCGTTCAGCCGAGGACCTATAGCCAAGCCAAAGATGCAGAGCGCAGAGCTCGGGCGTTGCGGCTGGTAGGAGGAGGCCATGGCGAGCAAGGGATTGATTCAGAGGGAAGTGGCCAAGCTCTCGATAGCCTACCCATATCCAGAGAGGGGTGACGCAGAGCTAGATGTGCTTTCCGACATGTGGATGGAGGATTTCGAGGGCATGTCTGATCAGGAGTTCGTGGAGAGGGTCAAAACCCATCGAAAGCGGTCCCGCTTTTTTCCCACCAGCCATGACCTCTTGAGCATAGAGCTCGAAGGGAACAAGCCCCATGCCCATAAAGAGCTACCGGCCCAACCGACGCAGCTCTCTGACCAGGAAGTGGCCAAGAACAAGGAAAAAGTCGGCAAGCTCCTCAAGATCCTGGAATCCAAGAAGGCCATGTAAATGGGGTTTTCCGAATCAGAGTTCATAGAAATGGTCGGGGAGAAGAAGGCCAAGGAGATCCTGGCCCAGAACTCTTCCCAGTCCAAACCCAAGAGACAACCAGGGCAGCCCGAGTTCCAAGAGCAAGCTGCCCTTTTTCGGATGGCGGCCAAAGCGGCTTGCGCGTATCCAGAGCTCGACCTTCTGAACGGATCACTCAACGGTGTCCGTCTGACCATCGGCCAGGCTCGAAAAGCCAAGACTGCAGGAATGAAAAAGGGGTATCCGGATGTGCAGCTCCCGGTGGCCCGAAGGGGCTACCATGGGATGTACATCGAGATGAAGCAAGGCAGGAACAGACCGGATAGGGAGCAAAAGGCCTGGCTCAAAAGGCTCAAGGATGAGGGGCATTACGTCACGGTGGCCTACAGTGCTCTGGAGGCCTGGGACGAGCTCATGTGGTATCTGGGACGCGATGAACGATAGAAGGCTGAAGAGGGAGAAAGCTCAGGGCTGCTGGGAGAGCGGGCAATGCAGAAAGGCGACTTCATTTATCCTCAGAGGGACCACGCCAGGTACTTGCTCGGCATGCTCGAGTCCGGAGCGGTAGAGGTCTGCCCCGCCTTCCATCTTCCCTTCAGCAAGAACAAATGCCGCCCCTGCAGGCAGTTCGTGGGCGTCGACATCCGGATACCGCACTGTCCATGCCATGTCTTGGGGCCAAAGGAGGCGGTGAGGCGAGCATGGCTGGCCCTGGAGTGGAGAGGCTATCTGAAGTGAAAGGAGAAGGTGCGATGACGGACAATGCGGACATGAGTCCAAGATACGGGTACCACATGGCCGACAATGGGCCTGTCAGGAAGCGCTGCCCAATGTGTGGGGCCTGGATGCACTGGCGGGGGCTGACTCAGGAATGGCTCTGCAGCGATGCAGGCTGCGGACATGAGGAAGGCAGGCAAGACCGGTCGGATCGGGAAAAACAGAGCGATCCGTAGTTTGAAGCAGGGCGACATGGCCCGATGGGTAAAAAGCTGTTTGCGCTCGATTTCAAAAGCAAATGTGGGAGGGAACGATATGGAAAATTCTGAAAACAAACTCAGATCAACTGAGCGGTTGTTGAGGTTAAAAGAAGTTCTGCGCCTGGTTCCCGTCTCCAGAGCCACTTGGTACAGGGGTATGAAGTTAGGGCATTACCCTCAGCCAGTGAGACTTGGATCAAATGTAGTTGCATGGCGTCTATCGGACATTGAGAAGCTGATACGTGAAGGCGTAGACGGGTAGAATTATGAATATGGAAGATGAATCCCATCACATAGTCGGCACGAGGGACATGGCGGAATACCTCCGGACCTCAAGGTCTACAGTGCGGCGCTGGATCAGGGAGAAAGGGCTCCCTGTATGGTTCGAGGCCCGCAAGTATCGCTCAACCAAGCCCAGGCTCGATATGTGGTTATACGAGCAGATCGAAATTCAACGAAAGGAGCGCGCCAGTTCTGACCCGCCATGACCCAAAACAATCACCGCATGACCCTTGCCTTCCGCTGAATATCTCCTGTTATACTGCGCCCATATCTGACTCATGCTTCCAGCCTCATCCCAGACCCAGCCCGGGCGGGTTTTCCCCACGGCCTGCCCGGGCAAACATCTTGGAGGCCAGTCCTTGTGTTCGAATTCACTCCTCTCGAAGCCGGACTCTCGACGGTGCTCGGGGCGATCATCGCCGGCCTGGCCGTTCGGCTCTTCATGTCCAACAAATACATGAGCAGGGATGAGTGTTCGCTCCACCGGGAGAACTGCTCAAGCCACACCCAGCATTTCTGCCGCAAGATAGACGACGTGCACACAGAACTGAAAGACATCAAGGGTACGAACAAGCGCCAGTTCGACGCCCTTTTCCGCATGGTCCGAGGAATCATCATTCACGGCGACATGGATCCGGATACGCGCGAGCGCATCCTGAACGAGCAGCGGTCTTTGGATCACGGATCACATGGATAGGAGGACAATGACATGTTGGAGACCATTGGAATCAGCGCCTTGACCCTGGTTCTGGGCATCTTTGGCGGAGGGTTTTTCGTCCTCAGGTTTGCGGCTCCAAGAACCGAAGCCACGTGGGACGACAAGGCCCTGGACGTGATCGAGGGTGTGGCGAACCACCTGGAGCTGGACCCTGACGAGCTGGCTGCCAAGTCCTGCGGCAAGCTGAAGAAGAAGCTCATCGTCAACCAGGTGAAGAAGGGGCTCAAGTGACATGGACCGGGCAATACTCGACATCGTCCAGGGAGGCCTGACCCTTGAGAGCCTTGTGCTGGTGCTGCAGCTCATCGTTGCGGCGTTCGTCGTCCTGGCGATCAAGGGCTGGATCATGAAGACCTGGGCCTGGCGGACATTCAGGAACTCGACGGTTTTGGGCGTGGGCAGCCTGGTCGTGGTGTGCGTGAACGGCACCTACACCTTTGAAGGCGAGATCGTGTCCGCCAACAAGGGCAGGGTGTCCGTGAGCGACGGCGCGACAACCGTGTTCGTGCCGACAACCGAGTTCATCAAGCGGGACTGGACGGTCAAGAGGCCTCAGAAGGAGGGCTTATGAGCATGGTCAACTTCCTGCTCACCAACCTGCTCAATGGACTGATGGCCATCGCGCTTCTGATGGCCGGCTACAAAGTGTTCGATTGGCTGACTCCAAAGTGGGACACGCATGAGATTTTCGGCCAAGGCTATGTGTCTAACGGCGGCCTTGTTGTCGGCGCTTTCCTGCTCGGCCTCGCAATCGTCATTGCCAGCACCGCGGGATAGCTGCAGGGCGCTTTCCCTGGTCTGCCGGGACCTGGAAGGGACTCCTTACGCTTGGGGAGACGAGAGTCCGGACGGCGCTGACTGTTCCGGCTTTGTCTACCTGGTGCACAAGCTGATCGGCAAGCCGATCCCCAGGACCACGGCCAGGAAGTACTGGCTCATGCTCGACGGGCCCGGGCGGCACTGGAGCAAGGCCGGATGCGGAGACTGGGTCTGGTGGACGCTGCAGGGACTACGGCCCTATGGGCACATCGGGATCATGGTCATGCCGCCGGCCTTCTGGCAGTCAGGATCGTCCCGGGGAGTGTATTCGAGGAGCTTCTTTGAAGGATCCTACTGGGACCGGAAGTTCGAGGGCACCAAAAATCCGAACGAGGGGGATTCATGAACAAGCGGACGTTCGTTTTCGCCCTGGCGGCTCTGTTCGGGGGCATGTTTCTCATGGCCCTGGGCATTGCGGGCATGGCAGAGGCTTCTGTCCAGTCCGAGGGCAACTCCACGGCCACTGACGAATCCGTCTCAGACCACCAGGTGTACGAGTGGCAGGACGGCAGCGCGATCATCATCAGCGGAGACGGCGACAACGTGATCACCATCGAGGCCATGCCCGGCGAGGAGGAGCGGGCCCGGACCATACCCGCCAGGATCAAGGTCTTCGAGGACGGGATGGTCATTCTGGAGCTCAGCAGGACCGACCTGGAGATGCCCGACGGCCTGCGGATGGAGTTTTCCCGGATCGTCATGGAACTCAAGGCATTCGAGCTCATCCTTTTCGAGCAATAGGGGGACGCGATGAAGTCGGAGATCCACCTGGACGAAGCGGTGGAGAACACCGAAAGGAAGTTCGGTTCATGGTCGGAGCAGGGCTACTACCCGGCGTTCGTCATTCGGGAGGACGGCGTGAAACAGCCGGCCCTGTTCACCAGGAGCCAGATCGAGATCGCCGTTGTCCGGGCAAAGAAGAACCCAGAGGACATGCCCGAAGCGGAGAAGAGCCTCTGGGAGGCCATATTCGGCAGTTGAGAGGAGAGAGCCCATGAGACAGATCCTGTTCGCCGCGATACTGACAGTGGTCCTGCCTGCAGCGGCCCTGGCGTTCACCTGGAACCTCGCCGATCAATCCACTGTGAGCTGGGATCCGGTCAATGCAACGACCGAGGGAGACCTCATACCTGCAGGGGAAATCGAGTACGAGGTCTTTCTGGTCGGCAGTGGGGAGCCCAAGGACACCAGGGAATCATTGGGAAAAACGCATGAATTGGAATTCACGATTACATTTGATGAAGAGGGCAGCTACCTCGCGGGCGTGAAGGCGATTCGAACCGACGGCAATGGGACCACCTTTTCCGAGAGCGCGATCTCATGGTCGGACAACGCGACCGTGGTGGGTTTTGATGTTTTCGGCTTCCGGTTCTTCTATGCTCCGAAGCACGTGACAGGTCTCAAAAAACAGGAGGTCGAGCCATGACCCTCATCACCGATCCGGACAGCCTTAATCAAGGCGCTGAAGTCACCATCGACACGGCGGCCAAGACGATTACGCTCAATGAGGCGGGCAACCTCTCATCGGATGGCGTGACGCTGCAGGCCTTGTATTCGTTCCTCAAGGAGGAATGGAAGAACGACAACGCGCTGATCCCCTTCCCTTTTCCCATGGTGGCGATTACCCCGGAGCAGTGCGAGTTCGTCTCTGACTGGGTGCCGGCCGACGATGCGACTCGAAAGCTGATCAGGACAGGTGGCTGGAGAGAGGTCAACGCGAGCTCTGTCCTGAACCGAGAGTATTGCGGCATCATCACTCTGGGGAACATCGACACCGGGGACAACGCCTACTACGCCTTTGCCAGTGACGCTGCCCGGACGGCCTTTACCTATGACGGCCCGGTCAACGAGGCTATTCAGACATTCGGGGATGCTGCCAACGGCGATTTCGACAAACGCTCTGATGTCCTGACGGTCTATATCCGGGAGCAGGGCAAAGAGTTCGACCAGACAGACACTGACGACATCGGCGTCTCCACTCTGACCAACAAGGTCGAGCGCTTTCCACTGGGCGAGGACACGGATCTCAAGATCTCAGCTTCGGACAACGATATCGAGACCACCGCGCCCTATACCGGGATGTCGGTCACATTCCACGCCACCGCCCAATCCCGGACCATTGGCGGGACATCTCGCGACTTCGGGATCATCATCGACGGCAACAACGGCACCGCCGAGCAGATCTACGAGTTCATCCAGTACCAGCTCAGGCAAGATGTTGATATCGACGCCGGCGGCGCAGGCGTGAACGGTCTCCTGGCAGATGCCATGCTGACCTTTGTTGGAGATCGGCTCGATACCCTGCAGGCCGCGAACCCCGAAGGTGGCGGCAACGGTGTCACCATCGACAACTACAATTCCAACGACACCAACCGGCTCAGGTTCATCGACAACACCGGGACCTATCGGACATTCCCCTTCGTATCGGCCGGGTCCCTGCTCTTCAATGACAATCTGGTCAATGACGCGTCGGCCATCTACCGGATGTTTTTCACCGACCCGGATGAGACCGGCAGCAGCGGAGACGAGTACGGAACAGATGGAGCTCTCACTGTTGAGGACGCATCAGGCACTCCTATCGAGGGCAACGTCTCGGGCCAGGCTTCGATTTCCTTTGACTTCGACTATGACGGCAACACACAAGGGGGGCGCACAGCCGGTACGGACGCCGACGTGACCATTGTGGCTATCGGGCTGGACACGGCTCAGTTCGTTGTGGCTACAGGGACCATCACCAGATCCACCGGGATCAATTTCAGCTTGGTTTCTGCTTTGGAAAGGAACTACGCCAACCAGGCATAAGGAGAGCCAAAGATGAGCTTTTCCGGTGGCGGCGGCACCATCACTCAATCAGGGACCGACTCAGACCTTTCCGGGATCTCTGGCCTGACCGGTGTATCGACGGTTGCAACGTCAAATGGCTACACGGCTTACGATATAGGCGGCAACCAGCTTCATATCGATGGAACCCTGACCATCGACCCGGAATACGAGTGTCTGCTTCAGGACGACCCAAGCAGCCCTTGCATCAATGTCCGAAATGGCGGCGTGTTGAATGTGGGCAAAGAGTTCACGAAGAACGGTGCCTATCGGTATTCCAACGGCCTGGCCATTCGTTCAGACAATAACGATTCAGCCTGGGACGAGGATGGTGCGTCACTTGCCGTCCAGAGTGGCGGGACCCTGAATTGGTACGGAGGAACGATTTCTCTAAGGGCGGCCATGGCTTTCAACGAGGGCAGTACAGTCCATATTTATTCACAGGACGCCATCCTCAGCGCATACGCCGAAACCGACCAGGCAATGCAGATCCGGTTAAGATCAACGGATGTGACCATTGACGGCCTAATCCTTGACCGGGGCGTATTCACCCTGATTGCCAACCCCAACCGTTTGGCGGGCATCAAGGCTGTCCACTGCCCTGAAGTGTTCGGGCTTTCATCCAGCACACCGGCAAACGTCTTTCTGGTCATTGAGGACTACGTCGCTGGTGGTGGTTCAGATCAGGACGTTGGGTACAAAGAGGGAGGTTGGATTCGTTCTATCAATGCCGAGTACGGCTCGGACATGATCGTCTTGAAACACCAAAGCGGTCAATATCAAGGCCTCGTTGAGCACCGAATGAACGTCATCGTGACCGCCGCAGACGCTGCAGATTCATCTGCACTTTCAGGGTTTGGGGCGTTTTTGAAGGATAGGGACTGGGGCAACAGGCTTTCGGCCAATCAGCTCAACGACAACCCTGACTATACGGCAGACCGTGAATATGCCTCCATGGACGCGTCCGGGACAATCACGTTTGACACAGACGGAGGGGTCCTGATTGCTGTGACGTGGTGCCAGAATGAGGATAACGATGTCTGGGACTATCGAGGGGAGTCAAACAGCAACGTCGATCAGTTCAATGTCAGGGTCCGCAAATTCGGGTATCTCTTTCAAACCATCGGAGGGGCTGTTCTGAAGGGGGCTGGCGGCTACTCTATCGAAGCATCGATGATCGAAAACAGTGCCATCACCCAGGACGCTTCAACAGTCCAAAACCATACCGGCATCACCCTCACCGACCATGGCGGGTCCCCGGCCTCTTGGCAGGGCAAGTTATGGGGTATCACGGTGGAAGGCGATCTGTCGGTCAACTCTTCGCTGACGGCTGATGATATCTATCACAACCTCCAGTACCACCTGGCCCAGGTCGATACCTCTTTCAACGGCAAGAATGGCGGGGCATGGCACAACATGCTCAAGCCTTCCGGCCAGGACTTTGTGACAGAGAGTGGTACATACGGCGGGGATCGGACAGCCAAAGGGGTCCGGGTGGTGGACCAGAACGGAGACGCTTTCCCTGGCGTTGTCGAGATGCAAGCCGATGATGGAACGACCTACGTCCCTCCGATCCAGTACAGCTTTACCCTGACCGGTCTGGAGAGCAATTCAGAAGTCAGGATCTACGAAGCCGGGACGACAACCGAGTTGGCTGGGGTTGAGAACAGCGGCTCGAGCTTCACCTACAATTACCAGTACACAAGCGATTTTGACATTGACTATGTGGTCTTTGCCGTGGGGTTCCAGCCGATTCGCAACCTGGGCGTGACCCTCACCAACGCCAACAGCTCCATTCCTGTTCAGCAGATCGAGGACAGGGTGTACCTCAATCCATGATTGCCAGGTATTGGAGGGATAAATGCCGGTGACGTTTGATGCTCCAAACAGAAAAATCATCCTGCCTGCAGCCGGCAGTTATGATGTTCAGATTGATCTGTATTCAGACTGGAAAGAATGGGTCCAACAAAGTGATAACGCCAAGTACCCGCCAGCTTTCGATACGATTGGTGGGGATAGTATCGGAGCAGGCCAGGAAGTCGCGCCATATTTCTTTCTCAGGACGGACTTCGGCTGGAGGATCCAGGCCCCAGAAACAGATGGCAATGTGGTAATCCAGGGCAACCTGTTTCCGCGTGACCCTGGAGATTCGCTCTTCTTGCCGCCCTTGGGAGACTTCACGGTCCTGATCACGCAACAGCTCTCCAGCCAGGCCGTGGTGGTCGAGACAGGCGTGTCCGGGCTGACCTCCACAGAGTCAAATATCCTGCAGGCGCTTCGGGAAGCCAACTTCAACAAGCGGGTCTGGGACAAGCAGGGCAATACCATCACCATTTACGCGGACGATGGGGTCACGCCCAAGCATGTCTTTGATGTCAATCTGGACCTCACGGAGATCGTGCCGCAATGATCGGGCTCAACACCTTCGGCCTCAACAATGAGGTTTTCTGGTTTCAGTCCATTCGGATTCTCGTGGTTGAAGGCCGGCTTTGTGTTTACGCGACATTTCACACGCCCGCGGTGGAGATGGCCGGCAAGACCCCAGCCCCGCAAGTAACCGGCAAGATCCCGCAAGTCAAAATGAACGACAAACTCACATACAAGGAGAGCTCATGACCAACGAGGAACTGTTCGACACGAATTGCGAGGACTATTTCGGGGATCGTGAGCCTCTGCGACTTGAAGGGCTCGACGGTGACGATTCTCTTGATGAGTATGTAGACCAGGAGTTCGGGAGAACAAAAAAGCCGACAGGAAGAAAGAGCGTTGTGCTCCAAGTTGACGATGTTCACCACAAGGTGAACTCAGCCTTCAAGCGATAGGAGAAAGATCATGGCTAAAGTCGTTCATGATGATGTCTTAGATGCCCTGCTCAATGCCATTGCTAACAATGGCAATGAGCTGCATATCAACTCTGCACAGCCTACCAACTACACCGAGGCAAGCGACACATATCAACTTGCCAGCTCTACCGGCCTGGCAACCGGAGATGGTAATGGGGTCTACACCTTGGCTGATGGCGATGTGAACGGCCGGAAGCTGACCATTGCCGAGCAGGTAGACCTGATCGTGGATAACGGCGGCAGCGCCACGCATGTTTCGATCTGTGACTCGGTCAATTCAAAGGTCCTGCTTGTCACCACCTGCTCGATGCAGAACCTCACGGCCGGCAACACAGTGACCGTACCCAGCTTCAAAGATGAAATAGCCGATCCGAGTTAAAAATGGCTCTGACGTTTGCTCAGCCCTCTGATGAGGGTTTCAGATCCGGGACCCTTACAGACGTCACTTGCAGGGACGACCCTGGCCGCCTTGTGCTGAGCAAGCAACCGCCGGCCTCTGAGCATTGGATGTACAATAATGCGGCCGTTTCGGCAACTGCTGTGGCTCCAAACGAACGAGTGGTCTACTTTGCAGAGTGGTACTACAATGATGGTTACGAAGCAAATTCGATTCAGAAAGTGGATCAAAACGGCGATTGGGTTATTGATACTTACCCCAGTCTTGGAGTTTTAAGGGGTCTTGCCCTTTCCCCTGATGAATCAATAGTGTTTATTTGCGGCATGGATGATCATCTTGAGGAAACACGCCTTTATGCCGCTTACTATGCTTCGACTTTGAATTTGATTTGGAGGCAACATAATTTATACGACGTGGCTATGCCTACCTGTTGTTGCGGCAAGAACGACGGCACCATGTATAGCGGCGATGCAGACGGTTTGATTAAGGAACGCGGCGGAGGCAGTGGTTGGACCAACAATGAGTTTACATCTTCAATCCGGGATCTAAAGCTGACCTCGGACAATGCTTACCTTTTTGCCTCAAGCGGGAGTCAAATCAAGAAGATCGATACAGCCACAGGCAACACGGTCTGGACTCATGACATGGGACGAACTGTCAACGGTATGGATTTGGACGCCTCAGATCGTCTCTATGTGGTTACAAGGAGGCCATATCCAGACCTAAGCGTCCTTGCCAGGCTGGACGTGTCCGGGATGAGCTCCGCAAGCCTGGAATGGGAAAGTGAGATCGCTGGCACCCTGGACTATTACGAGACCGGACACAATCCCTTTGACAAGAGCTGCCTCACTGTCGGACCAAACGGCGATCTTGTCATAGCGTATGAGGACTACCTCAATGGTCACAGGTTGAAGATCCTCTCAACAGCCGGCTGCCAGGTTTATGACTTCGGGGTTTTTGCCAGCCGGTTCAAAGGCCAGGGCCTGGATGCTGACGGATATGCTTACTACGGTAACACTTCAGCCACAGGCCTTGATGGCAGTAGCAAATGCTTTTCTCCTTCTCCTGGATACAAGCTCACCGGCGAAAGGATCTCACCCACCAGGGATCTCTCACCGGTCACAAACTGCCTTGATACTGAGATCACCTGGTCCACGTCCTTGACCATGGGCGGTTCGATCACGATTGAAACCAATGTCTCATGGGACAACGGCAGCTCATGGAAGGGCTGGAAAACTCCGACAAACGGCGGCCAGATCCCGGATATTCCGCTTGAAGGGGCAAGCCTCAGCGGCGTCCTGCTCGACTGCCGGCAAACCATCGATGAGACCAACGACCAGGAAACCCCATCTCTCGACAGCCTGACGCTCAAGATCCTTGACGACACGGTGCCCTTTTCAGTTGACGACCTGGTTCACGACCATAAGCTGACCAGCGCCGTGGAGATGCAGACTATCAGGGATGAGGACGATACCCAGGCCGAGTTTCAGGAAGGCACCCTTTCTTCGGTAGTTGCCAACGCCTCTGGCGGCCTCGAACTCGAAATCCAGGAAGGAACCCCGACCCATCTCTGGGAAACCAGCGGGCACGACAGTTGGCTCGACAATGCTCACTGGGTCGATGTCGAACCAGACGGCGATGCCTGGGTGACCTGGTACGAGGATTACTTCTACGAAGAGAACTGGTCCTACAGAGCAAGAAGCAGCAATGGTTCAATATCGGAGGATGATGAAGGCGGTAATGATCGAGCGGGTGCTATATGTATTGATCCAATCAACATGAAGCGTTTGGTGTACATGTATAACTACAAAGTCACTCTCTACGATGTGAATGGAGGATACACCGGAAAACAGAGAGACATGGGCGTTGCTGTCTGGGGCATCGTCGTTGACGAAAGTGGTTATTGGTATGTGCTCACCGACGATTGGATGCTGCGAAAGCTCACTCCTAACATCGGAAGTGAGGAATGGGCGGTTCCTGTCGTGAACTATCCCGACGCGATGAGGTATAAAAACGGCTTTGTCTACATCGCGGGTGACTACAAGGACAAGATCCAGAAAATAGATATCACTGACGGATCCATGCCGGTCGAGATTACGGAAAACGCGAGAGCTGTGGCCGTGGATGATGCCGGGAACATCTACTGCGCCGGGTATATCAGCGGCAGCTACAGGGTGAGGCAGTATTCACCGGATGGCTCTGGCCCGAATTGGACCACAAACACTGGCTATTCCATCGGTGGTGATTCCATGGACATCGATCCGAACACCGGCAAGATCTGGATCGGGGGCTGGAATTACGGAACCCTGTATCGCTTCAACACTGACGGCACCCGGGAGCTCAGAGACACACATTTTTTCAATGAAGATATTAAGGGGCGCTGCACGTTTCATCCTAACGGCAGGTATTTCTACTGCATCAACAATCTCGACCGTTTGGAAAAGATCGATGTCGGCGAGTTCTCGGCCGCAGAGACAGGCTACAGGGACTCTGCGATGCTGGACCTTACGCCCGCCGGCACCGTGATCGGATCCATGGTCTACTGGAACGAGACCCTGAACGGCGGCACGATCACCATCGAGACCAATCTGTCCTATGACGGCGGCAGCTCCTGGGAGGGCTGGCAGACCTGTACCAATGGCGGGCCAATTCCAGGCCTGACTCCAGGAGACGATCTCTTTTATGACGATGTCCGCTTGTCCTGCAGGCAAACCCTCAATGTTGCAGGAGATGGCAGCTCTCCGGTCCTGGAGAAGCTGGTCGTTCAGGTCAACTTCGACAGCGTGACGCCCGAGAGCTTAATTCACACCCATGTCCTGCAGACCCCGAATTTCGACCAGGCTCACAACCTGGCGCTCAACGATGCCTCTCACGCTCACAACCTGACCGAGACAGAAGCAAAGCTGTTCATCAGGGGCGAAAACATGCTGCAGGCCCACAACCTGGGGTCAACCGAGATCACCGATATCAGGACCATCCTGGAAATAGCCAGCATGCTCCACAACCAGAACATGGGCGGCGATTTCTTTCTGGGAGTACATCGAGTCCTGGCAACAAACAGCTTGAGCCATGGCAACACAGTCACGATTTCCGGGCCTCTGTTTCAGAAGCACACGCTCAATGTGACCGACCTTCTTCAGGCCCACACTCTGGCTGAACAGCTTGCCATCCTGCAGAACCATATCCTGACTTCGTTGGGAGACTTGCAGCACGGTCATGAGCTGGGAGACCTGCCGGTCATGTTGCAGAGATCTTATCTGGTTCCTGCAAACATGCTTCATGGGCATGGCCTGGACGATAAGCGCCTGTACCAGAAGCACGGCCTGCAGCTCGATTCCCTGCAGCACCAGGTGATCCTTGAGGACTTCTCTTTTTACTACACCACTGGCTATCTGCAGACATTCTTCTCAGGCAAGGTGCCTTTGGCCGTGGTCAGCGGAGAGACCGCCGAAACCGTGATGAGGGCCCAAAAGAACATGAGCGTCCAGGTCAACAGCTCGACCCCCCGGGCAACAGTGGACATCTCGACACCCCTGAAAACAAAGATCAGGATGGAACGTGTCGAGGAAAACGACGAGGAAGAATAAATGGCGATCCAGATTGTCTTTGAAAAGGAACCGGTGGAAAGGAGCTCCGCTGTCGTGATCGTGACCTTCTACGACTACGAGCCGAAGCTGGTCGCGCCAAAACCGGGCTTGAATTGGTCGCTCTACCGCCCTGACGGCTCATACGTCAACGAGCGGGAGAACGTGGCCGTGTCCTCGGACTCCACGGTGCGGATCCTGTTGAAAGGAGACGACCTCCCTGCAGGAAACCTCATCTTCCTCATTGAAGGGACTTATGACTCTGACCTGGGGCAGGATGTCCCCCTTCGAGAGGAAGCGGAATTCTATGTCGAAAGGACGGTGCATTGATGGACCCAAAAGTCAGGAAGCAGGTCAACCCCAATGTCCGTGAAGTCATAGAGGACGTGACAAGGCAAATCATTGCATGGTACGAGGACCAAAAGACAGGAAAGCAGATCATCGAGCTCAACTTCAAAAACGGCATCGTAACGCCAGAAGGTTATCATCTTCATGCCCATACCAGGCCAATGATCGAAAAGAAGTAAGCTACACAATATAGAACCGGCTACCTGATACCAAAAGGCCCGGGATGAATTCATCGATAGTGGTGGATCGTCCCGGGCCTTTTTAATTTCTACGGAGTAACAAGTGAGGTGTGAAATGCCAGGGAAAAAGAAAAAGGTCTCGTACTCCCAGAAGTGGATCAACACTGTCAAACGCCACAATCGGGCTCCTGATCTCGGGAAAAATGGCGGCGGCAGAAAAAAGAGCTCCAGCAGCGCTCGAAAGAAGAAGAAATAGGAACCATGGCTGGAAAAAAGAAGCTGACGCCGACGCAGAAAGCCTTTGTGGCCGCTTTTCATGCCGATCCCAGCAACGCAACCGAAGCCTACTTCAAGGCCAGCCCATCGGTTTCACGGGACCAGGCCAGGAGCCAGGCCTGGAAATACCTCCATGAGCCCAAATTTTTTCATGTGCAGGCAGAGATAAAACGACTGCAGGAGAAGGCGGAGAAGGAAGCCGAGGTCAGCCGTGGCCGCTTGATGCAGGAGACCGCCATGATCGCCCTTTATGATCCTGGAGGGCTCTTCGGTGAGGACGGATCTTTGATCGAGCCTCGGCAACTGCCGGAAGAGCTGAGAAGGACCATTAAGTCCATTGAAGTGATTGAGAAGGTGGATCATCAGGGGAACACCCATACGACTTACAAATACCACTTCTGGGACAAGGTCAAATGCCTGGAGCTCTATAGCCGTTTCAAGGGCTTGCACACGACCAATGTGAACCTGGGCAATCAGGACGGCAAGCCGCTGGAACACCATCACTCGCATTCGGTTGACGAGACGGATCCGGTTTCCCGCCTGATCGATGACATGCTGGGCACAAAAGACGATTCAAAAGGGGATCATGAAGAGTCCAAGGCTTGAGCGTGAGGACTTTTATCGTGAGGTTCGCGCCCATGCCACAGGAGATAACGACCTTAGGGAGCATTACCGAAGGCTTTGTCTCGAAGATCTCTACTTCTTGGCCGTTGTGATCTGCAAACGGCCAGACATGAGGAAGGACTGGATCTTTGAACGCTGTATGGAAGTTCAGGGAAGCCCCAATTTCCATCTCGATCTCTGGGCAAGGGAGCATTACAAGTCCACGATCATTACGTTCAGCTATACGATTCAGGACATTCTCTACGATCCTGAAATCACCATCGGCCTGTTTTCGGTTACTAGGCCGATCAGCAAGAGTTTCCTGTATCAGATCAGGAAGGAGCTCTCTGACAACTCAGATCTGAAGTGGTGCTTCCCGCATGTGCTGTGGAGCAACCCCTGGAAGGAATCTCCAAGGTGGAGTCTGGACGAAGGGCTGGTCGTTAAGAGGGAGGGCAACCCGAAAGAGTCCACCATCGAGGCCCATGGTCTGACGGATTCAATGCCCACAGGCCGGCACTTCAAGGTCAGGCTCTATGATGACGTGATCACGGAAAGACACGTCACCAACCCGGAGATGATCCGCAAGGCCACCCAGAGCTGGGAGCTCTCTTTGAACCTGGGAAGTGCCCAGCCCACGAAGCGCTACAAGCAGGTGGATATCGAGCGTTACATCGGGACGCGCTACCACTTCAATGATCCCTACAGGGAAATCATGACCAGGGGCGCGGCCGCGAAACGGATCTACCCGGGAACGGATAACGGAGAGCCTGATGGCGATCCGGTCCTCTGGACGCATGAGTTCATGGCCAAGAAACGCAGAAACATGGGGAGGTATGTGTTCGCCTGTCAAATCCTGCAGAACCCCAAAGCAGACGACAATCAGGGCTTTGACCGCGACTGGCTGAGGTACTGGCAAGCCGACAACGTCACAGGCCTCAACCTCTATCTGCTCTGTGATCCGGCTGGAGAGAAGCGACCAGAGAATGACTACACGTCCATGGGCGTCCTTGGGCTCGGCCCGGATGAAAACACCTATGTGGTCTTTTTCATGCGGGACCGGCTCAACCTGACCGAGCGGACCAGGTGGCTCATCTATCTGCACCGGACCTACAACCCCATTGCCACCGGATATGAGAAGTACGGCAAGGACTCGGACATCGAGCACATTGAGACGGTTCAGGACAAGGAGAACTATCGCTTCGATATCATCCCTCTAGGCGGGCAGACCAAGAAGAATGACCGGATCAAACGCCTGGTGCCCGATTTTGAATACGGGAAGTTCTTCTTGCCCTTTCACTGTTTCCATACGGACTACGAGGGCCAGCGGCTGGACATGACGAAAGTGTTTGTTGACGAAGAATACGAGCCCTTTCCGGTGGGAATTCACGACGACATGTTCGACATGTTGTCCAGGATCAAAGACGAGGACCTGGGAGCTCGGTTCCCGAAGATCAAGAAGGGCACATACAGGTTCAAGCGCAAAAACCGCAAAGCGAAGGTGATTTGATTATGGCCGAGATAGGAAGACGGTTTAGCTATGACGAGGAAGGCAAGCCATTCATGACCATTTTCCGGAAGATTGATCCGCATGGAAAGTTCTTTGGGATCAAGCAGGTCGAGGCTTGGAAGTTCAGTGAAGAGCACAACCCGCTCTTCATTTCCTCGATGTCTGACCTGGTGCAGCAGGCCTATGCGCATCTTGGCTTTCAGCTCCACGTTGGAGCGAGTATCTACAGGCGGCGTTTGGCTGAGATGGCATCCGTGGTGCAGGAAGGTATAGATGATCTCATTGAGATGCCGCCCATGCCCAAGGATCCAGACGACGATATCATAGTTGGCGAAGGGGTCATGACTGTCGGAGATCAGAAGTATTCTGTCGATCTGACGAAGGGGATGTTGAAAGATGGCAGTTTATAGCAAACCTGGGGATTACCAGACCCAGAAGTCCTACGAGCCCGGTGGCCCTCCCATCATGTCCGAAGAGGACCTTCAGGAGCTGGAGAAAGCCAGCGAAAAGGTCCATCTCCTTGATCAGGAAGAGTACCAGCGGCGCTTGAGAAAGGCCCAGGAATGGTTCGAGGAAGCCAAGGAAGCCCTTTCCGATGCACGGCTCGAAGCGATCAAGGACCATGAATACTATGATCACTTCCAATGGGATGAGGACGATGAGGCCCAGGTCCAAGCAAGGGGACAAGAGGCTGTCGTTTTCAACCAAATCGCGCCGGCCGTGGACTGGGTTCTGGGTGCAGAGAGGCGAACCAGGACGGACTTCTGGGTTTTGCCTCGCAGAAGGGAGGCTTCAGACAGCGCACAGTCAAAGCACAAGCTGCTCAAGTACGTCATGGACGTGAACCTGATCAACCGGGAGCGCAGCCGCGCTTTCGAGGACTCGGTCAAGAGTGGCGTGGGCTGGCTCGAAACTGGCGTCAGGTCTGACATGACCCGGGAGCCTGTCTTTTGCAAGTACGAGGACTGGCGAAACATCTGGTATGACCCGCTGTCCAGGTCTCCTGATCTGAGGGACGCCCGGTATGTGTTCAGGGCCAAATGGGTGGACTTGGACATCGCCATGGCCATGTTTCCTGACCGGGCCAACAAGATCAAGGCCGCGGCCTATGAGAGCAAGACCTACTTCGAGGACGACATATTCAGCCCGGAAGATGAGGATATCGATGTTGATCTCGAAGCAGAGGTCAGTGACGCGCTCACAGAGAACAGGCGCAGTCGGGTTTTACTGGTCGAGTGTTGGTACAGGGTACCGGCCAGGACGCAGGTTCTTCGCGGTCAGCTCCTGGGCATCATGGACGGCGAAGAGTACGACCCAGAGGACGAAGGCCACCAGATGCTGGTCCAGGGCAACCACGCCTCAGTGATCGATGCCCTGAAAATGCAGGTCAGGTGCATGATCTACACCGGAGACGCCTTGCTGCAGGACAGCATCAGCCCGTACCGGCATGACCGATTTCCGTTCATTCCGATCTGGGGCAAGCGGCGCAAGAAGGACAACACGCCTTACGGCATGGTCAGAGGCCTTCGGAGTCCGCAGGACGATCTGAACAAGCGCCGGTCAAAGGCTCTGTTCATCCTGAGCTCCAACAGGATCGTGGCGGACGAGGATGCCACCGACGACTGGGACGGCCTCAAGGAGGAAGCCGACAAACCGGATGGCCTTCTGCTGAAGAAGACCGGCAAGGAACTGGAAATTTACAGCGAGACGACCCTGGCCGAAGCCCACACCAGGCTCATGGATCAGGACTCCATGTATATCCAGGATGCCTCCGGCGTGACGAACGAGAACCTGGGCAGGGACACCAACGCCACATCCGGCAAGGCCATCAAGGCCAAGCAGGATCAGGGCGAAATGGTGACAAACATCTTTTTCGACCATTTGGCCGACTCTTTTCAGCTTGCCGGAGAGATCCTGCTCTCGCTGATCGAGCAGTTCTATGACGAGCCCAGAGAGGTCAGGATCACCGGAGACAAAGGCCGCTCTGAATGGCTGGAGTTCAACCAGCAACAGCGAGACGGCACGATCCTGAACGACATCACGGCCACCAAGGCTGATTTCGTCGTGGCCGAGCAGAACTACAACGAGAGTGTCAGGCAGTCCATGTTCGAGATGATGAGCGACATGATCACCAAGCTCGACCAGGAAGTGGCTCTGCAGATCCTCGACATGGTGGTGGACATGTCCGACTGGCCTGGCAAGGAGGAGATGGTCAACCGGATCCGGTCCATCAACGGCATGCCGAACCCCTACGCCGACCCGGACGATCCCGAAGAGATGCAGCGGCAGCAGAAGTGGGAGCAGGCCCAGGAAGCCAAGAGAAAGCATGAAGAGGCTATGGCCCAGGCCGAGCTTGAAAAGATCACGGCCGAAGCCGAAAAGGCCAGGGCTGAGGTCCAGCACACCTTGCATGAGGCCGAGAAAACGCGCTATGAGGCCATCATGGAGCTGGCAAAGGTGGATACTGAAAAAGCCAAACAGGAAGCCACCAGGGCAGGGATCTCCTTTGACGAGGTCAAGCTGAGGCTGGAAAAGGCCAAGACCCTGCACGATATCAGGACCCAGAACAACGAGCAGAATGGTGAAAGTGGGCAGCCTGGCAAATCCTCTAAGACCAAAACGCAAGGGCCCTACCGAGAGCGGGGAATGAAGTCCAACAACAAAAAGAAGGCAACGGCATGAAAAGGACTTGAAACTTACGCAATAATTCAATACTAGATTAAGAAAGCGACAAAAGACCGGCTACTGGACGGCTCTCTTTATAAAGAGACTCCCCGAAGGCCCGGAGAGAAGATCACACGTTGTTGTGGGTCTTCTCTTCGGGCCTTTTTTTATTGAGCAAAAGGAGGCTTTATGGCTGACACATTCACTGAAGAAGAGCTTGAAATGATGAGTGAAGAGGAGAGGCAGGCTCTTCAGGACGAGGAAGAGTCGACTGAGGAGTCGGACCAGGAAACCGAAACCGCGGAGGAGCAAATTGCGGCAGAAGAGTCGTCAGAGGAAGAGGCAGAGGAGGAGGAGAGCGGAGAAGAAGGCGGCCAAGGAATCGAACGAGAAACAGGCGACGAAGCCCATGAGCAGGTTTCTGTAGAGGATCAGGCTGCAGCCTCTGACCAGAGCGAGGACACCCATGAGACGACACAGACGCAGTCAGAAAAGCACCAGGCATCTCAGGAACAGTCTGCGGACCAGAGCCAAACCCAGGACCAGGAGCAGGCCCGGGAGGACCCGGATGTGGACAAACGTCAGGAGCTGAACGATCGGCTCAAGGACGTCCAGCAGAAGTTCGATGAAGGCGAGATGGCTTTCGAGGACTACCTCGAGCAGCGGGACCAGATTAAGGACCAGATCAAGGACCTGGACCTCACGGCCAAAATCCGGGCCGAGATGGAAGCCAAGTCTCAGGAGGACGCAGCCAAGGCTGCAGAGCAGCAATGGAACCAGGACGTGGCCACCTTCAACACGGACAACCAGGAAGCCCTCAAGGATAAGGCCCTTTACAACACCTTCGTGAAGCAGGCCAACGCCAAGCTGGCCGACTCAGACTTCGACAACATGGGCAACCGGGAGCTCCTGGACCAAGCCCTGAAGGAAGCCAAGGCCATCAACGGCTACAAAGAGACCCCGACCAATGATGAGGTGGCCGAAGCCAGACGAAAGGCCAACGCCAAGAAGAAAGAGCAAGCTGATCAAACGCAGACCCTGGGAGACGTTCCCTCGGCTGCGGATAACGATACAGGCAAAGATGAGTTCGCTTATCTGGAAAAGCTCTCAGGTGAAGCGCTCGAAGAGGCCCTGGCAAAGCTCTCTCCTGAACAGGAGAAGCGGTATTTGATGGGTACAGGCTGAGGTTCCTCTACAACCCACCTGGTCAATAATACCGGGGCAAAGGCAGCGACCCACATCCTCAACCTCATGACAATCATCAAATACGACGGAGGCTATCATGTCTAAGACGATTATCGGAGTAAATGACCCGAAAGCAGTCAAGAAGTATTCGGCATTTCTTGCCGTGGACACCAACAGGAAGTCCTACTTCACCAAGAAGTACATGGGAGGTGAGGACAGCTCCATGCCCATCCATCGGCTCATGGAACTTGAGAATGACGCCGGTGAATACATCAGCTTCGACCTGTCTGTTCAGATGAACATGCAGCCTGTGGAAGGCGACGATGTTCTGGAAGGCAAGGAAAAGAAGCTCAAGTTCTACACTGACGGTCTCTACATCGATCAGTTGCGCGGCGGTGTGAACAGCGGCGGGCGCATGACCCGGAAGCGGACAGTTCACGATCTCCGCAAGGTCGGCCGGAACCGGCAGTCTGATTGGTGGGCCCGGGTGTTTGACGAGCTCTTCTTCATCTACCTGTCCGGTGCCCGGGGTATCAATTCCGAGTTCAACTATCCCACCAGCTTCACCGGTTTTGCCAACAACGCCCTTTCCGCGCCTGACTCTGACCACTTGGTGGTGGCTGCAGGAAAGGAAAAGGCCACGCTGACCGACAGCGACACCTTCAGCCTGGACATCATCGACAAGGCCAAGACCTATGCGTCGATGATGGGCGGCTCCGAGGATGCGACCCCGAAGATCCTGCCCATCATGATCGAAGGGGAGAAGCACTATGTCGCGGTGATGAACCCCTGGCAGTCCTACAACCTCCGCAAGAGCACAGACTCTGGAGATTGGCTGGACATTCAGAAGGCCATTGCCACGGCAGTTGGCAAGCAGTCCAACATCATGCGCGGCGGCCTGGGGATGCACAACAATGTGGTCCTGCAGGAGCATGAATCCCTGATCCGCTTTGATGACTACGGTTCCGGGGACAACGTCGAAGCCTGCCGGGCCCTGTTCCTGGGTGAGCAGGCCGGCGTGATCGCCTTCGGCTCCCCGGGCACCGGGCTCAGGTTCTCCTGGCACGAAGAGACCCGGGACAACGGCAACCAGCTCATCATCACCACGTCCACCATTGTCGGGATCAAGAAGGTCACCTTCAACGGCAAGGATTACGGCGTGATGGCTCTGGATACCGCAGCCAAGAAACCGTAAGCGCGGGAGTAATCGAGCGCACAGGATTGTTTTCTTGTGCGCTCGTTTGAGGATCCTCAATTTCAAATCACGCGGAGGTAAACCATGCCTGTTTTCAATAGCGACATTTCTGGGTTTCTGTATCCCCCTGCAACCTCTTCGCAGGCCGGGGTGGTCCTGGCCAGCATTGCTGAGGCCTCTTTGCCGGATTCCCTGGCTGCAAACGACCTGGTCAAGCTGAACACGCTGCCGGCCGGTCACAGGCCCCTCGACTTTCAACTGGAAGCCGAAAGCCTGGACGATGGCTCTGGCATCACCATCAGCGTGGGTGTGCTCAATGCTGACGGTGACGACCTGGTTGCCAGCACCAACTTCATCACCGACGACACCGTGGCCCAAGCAGGAGGCCTGAAGCGGGCTGATGTTGTTGCCGGTCTCGGCCTGGCCGAAAGCACCGAGGACCGGGTGATTGCCGCCAAGATCACCACTGTGGCCGCTACGCCGGCTGCGGGGGCACTCCGGGGCAAACTGCTCTACGCGGAAAACGCCTAACCTGACCCCAGGCTCAAGGGTGGGGCTCTCCAGCCTCACCCTTTCTTCAGCAAAGGAGACACCATGCTCATCGAGTGCAAGATCAAGCGCGAGGGCCCCACGCATGTGACTGTGGCCGGCTTTGACTACGTCTTTGCCAAGAACGAACACGGTCACAAGGTCTGCGAGGTCCTGAGCTCAGACCACCAGAGCTATTTCCTGGAGCTCAAGGACTTTGTCTTATACGAGCCCCCGAAAAAGCCGACTCTGGAGGTCCAGGAAAAGCCCAAGGAAGAGGCTGTTGTTGATTCTGAAATCACAGACCCTCAAGAAGATCCAAAAGTGGAAAACACCGATGGTTTGATTCTCAATGCCAAGGGCAACCCTTTTGCCAACGAGGCTGCCGCCAAAAGGGCAATGACCAGATATTATGATGAACACAGCGTTTTCATTGTTCCCTATGAAAACGGATATGCCCTCCAGAGGAAGGACAGTGCTGAATGAACACCAAGGATTTATTAAACAAGGTCCAGCTCAAGCTCGAAGATGATTCCTACACCAGGCGCAATCTCTTGGAGCGCATGAACAATGGTCTTGTCTATGTCGCCGGCCACATGCCCCTGCCCAAGCTGCAGGTCACGGCTGACGTGGACACCGTGCTGGGCCTGGACTTTGTGGCAATGCCGGATGATTTCCAGCACAACCTCTTCTCTGTCTACAACGCTTCCAGGTCATGGAAATGCACGATTCTCTACAGCCGGCGCACCATGGAAGAGCTCTTTAACCGTCCAGATGAAGATGGCCCGGTCAGCAATGTGGTCGATGAGGGCGATGTCCTTTACTACCGCCGGATCCCAAAAGAAATAGAAACCCTGACCCTGAAGTACAACGCTTTCCCTGCGGCCCTCCTAGACCAGAACGACAGCGTTCCTGAGTGCCTGCCCCGAAACCTGCACGAACATCTCCTGGTCAACTATGTCCTGGCTGATGTCTTTTCCGAGATTGAGGACGGCATCGACGGCGCGAAAACCAACACTGACTTCTACTGGAACGAGTTCCTGAGCTCCTACACTTCGCTCGAAGGGTTCTATCCGGGCGTTGCCAGGACAAAGCGGTTTATCCCCCGCAGGATTTCGTTCTTCTAAAGGATTCACATGTCCGAGCAAGAAAAAGAGCACACACAGGAGTTGAACGAGAGGATTCAGCAAGTGGTCAACCGGATGGCGGTCCTGGTGGGAGCCTATCACGCTCAGGGGCTCTCCGGTGAGATGCGCTTCAGGATCCGGTTCGAGGACGGCGAGGTCACGGACAACGGATATGAAGAAGCCATACGCCCGAGGCTGAACGATGGCTAAGACGAAGCGGATCTTTGCCGGCGCGACTGGGCTGATCACAAAGACGGATCCTGTCCGGGCAGGGATCGACTGGAAGTCTCTCCTTGTCGATCTGCCTGTGGCCGTCAATATCGACATCTCTGATTCTTACAGGCCAGGCCGAAGGAAGGGTTATGTTCAAAAAGTCTCTACGCCGGCTCACTCTGTTTTCTGCGATGGCGGCCATTGTCTGCTCGTATGTGGTCCTTACCTCTGCCGGCTGGCTTCTGACTATTCGATGATCCCAATTCACACCCTCATGTTTCCGGATGCGAAGATGCGTTATGTGCAGGTAGGAGACGAGATTTACTTCTCGAACACACATGACTTGGGCATCTACGAGAATGGGGCGGTCAAAGCCTGGGCTGCAGGAGAAACCCCGGAAAACTGGCAGCAGGCAGGATACAACTTCCAGGACCCTTTGCCGGCGCGGCACCTGGAGTATTACAACGGCCGGCTGTTCCTCGCGTATTCCAACTATGTGATCTATTCGCAGGAATGGGCCTACTCCTGGTTTGACCGCCTGCACAACACCCTGCCGTTCAGGGGCAAGGTGAGGATGATCAGGCGCACCACAGACGGCCTCTATGTGGGCAATGACCAAGGGGTTTTCTTTTGCGGCGGCGCTGGTCCTGACGAGTTCATGGTCAGACAGGTCGCTCAGGAGCCGCCTATCGAGCATACCGATGTCCGGGTCCGAATCGAGGACTTCCTGGAATCGAGCGGAGAGGCGGCAATGTGGACTTCAAAAGCGGGTGTGTGCTTTGGAGGGCCACAAGGCATGTATATCAACCTGACCGAGGACAGGGTGGACCTGCCGCCGGCGCTCAAAGGGTGCGCGGTGGTCAAGGACCGGAACTATCTGAGCATCCTCAAACTGTAGCATCCTTCGGAGGTAAGACTTATGGCTCTCAGGCTTTCCACAGGGCTGCGAAACGCTCTGCTTGATAAGACCCCGCAGTTTTCAGACTTGAGCAAGCTCATCGTGGACGCTGCCGGGAACATGGACTTTGTCCCTTCAGGGTCCAGCGGATCCGGGAACCCGGAAATTCAGAACACGGTGGACGATCTCAGCGTGTTCGCTGCCGGGGATATCGTTCAGGTCTACGGCTCGGCCAGCAATGACGGCACCTATGTCGTGACATCGGTCACTGCCGATACCCTGCAGGTCCAGGAAGAGGTTGTCAGCGAGACCGGCCAGACCTGCTTCCTTGGGGTGGTCCATGGCGGCGCTCTCAAGGACATCTTCAAGAACGGCGTCATGAAGATCTTTGCCGGCAGCCAGCCCGCGTCTGCGAGTGAGGATGAGAGCGGGTACACCGAGCTCTGTCAGATCACCATGGGAAGCGGCGCGTTCACGGCCAACCAGGGCCAGAACGGCATCAACTTCGGGGATGCTGCAAACGGCACCCTGACCAAGAAGGCTGGAGAGACCTGGTCCGGGACAAACGGTGCTACCGGAGTGGCCGGATGGTTTCGGTTTTACTCAAACGCCATGGACACCGGGGCTGAGTCGGGCGGCGACAAGGTGCGCTTTGACGGCGCGGTGGCTACCAGCGGCGCTCAGTTGAATATGAGCTCAACCTCTCTGTCGAGTGGTGCGACAACCACGATCACCAACTTCTCTGTCTCACTGCCCTCTTCCTAAGCTGCAGCGGGGCTGCCTTCGGGCAGCCCTTTTTCGAGGGCCTGCATGCACACCAGAGTGTTTCTCCATGGCAATATCGAGCTTGCCAAACGATACCACTTCATAGCAAGCCGGCTCCTGCTTGATATCACTCTGCGGGAGATGGGCTTTCAAAACCTCCTTATTTATCGACGCAGATTCAAGCTTGAATACGGCATCGAGGTCGTGATCCGGGTTCAGCACTCGATGCGGGTTATTCACATCACGGCGCCGCACATGCCGGTGGCAGGGAAAAAGCCCATCAAGCCGGAAGAGCTCTATGTCCTGGTGTTCCTCGGAGACGAGCAGGTGGGCTATCACTTCTTTCTCTGGGGCGTGATGGAGAACGCTATGTATGGGCAGATCGAGACGGCAGAGACCCTGGAAGAGATCGAGACCAGGTACCAATACTTGAGACAGGAAATAGCCATTATCCAGCAAATGACAGTGGGTACAGCGGAGCAGGACTTTTCCGGGTTTGATCTCACCTGCACGGCTCCCTGCACGGTGTACCAGCAAAACGTCTACACGCACCCTGTCGAGGGCTCTGAATGGGATGACCGGCTGACCTACCAGGCCGGCACCTACGAGGGAACAAGCGGGGAGATTTTTGAATATGAGCTCTGGCAGTGGATCATCGACTTCTATGACACCTACTTCCCTTACTTCTGTGCCAGCAACCTCTTTGAAATGAGGACCCCGGACCAGCTCGGCCAGATGGGATACCTCAAGGTCAGGCTGAACCGCTACTATCAGATCGATGTGGACGAAGAGGGGATTCCGGCCTACTTCGCGGCATCCTCGATTTCCTATGACAGCCCCCTTGGCCTGGTCGAGTGCATCCATGGGGATCCGCATCCTGAAAGTCAGGCCACGGATGATGATTACTCCTATGTCTGGGGCAGGGGCCCGGATAACTCGGTTGAGTGTATTGCCGGGAACACCCTTGTGCCCTTCACTTTCGACAAGCGGGCAGACGGCGGGCCTGACTGGCAGAACTCGGACTTCCGGGTCAAGCGGACTTTTGACAACGGGTATTACCTGGACGTGCCCAGCATGTTCCAGATCTACACGGTTTCTTTCTGGGAGTTTCAAGGCGATTACGATTGGGTTGATTGCGATGTGGATGAGACGTTCAGGCAGCATCTCATCTTCGTGGCGGCGGCATGCGGCCTGGGTCTGGGCGATCCTACCATACAGGAGAGAAACCCGGACTTCGAGACGGCCATCAAGGACCTGATCCTTCAGGCCCACACCGACCAGCTCGCGGCCGGCAGCATCACTGACGAGGACTCCTATCGGGGCTACATCAAGGGCTATTACACCCAGATCTTTTACGACCCCGCGAAAGACGATCCGCTTCATCTCAAGAAGAAGGAGATGCTTGGCTATGTCAATGCCGCCCGGGCAGAAAACGGAGCGGATCCTTTGCGGCTCAACCCGGACCTGGCCAACGCGGCCATCCGACACGCCCAGGACCTGGCAGAAACCCAGTCCAGCGGCCATATCGGCAGCGATGGATCAACGGCCGAGGACCGGATCCTCGATTCCGGGTATGCGGTCAACGGCCGGCAGACAGGGAACGTGCTCTACGGTGAGAACGCGGCCCAGAACGAGGGCGGTTCTACCCATGACGTGTATGTGGCATGGAAGAACTCAAGCGAAGGCCACTGGGAGACCATGATCGACCCGGCATATCAGGAGACAGGCTTCGGCATCTTCTATGATGTCGATGGCATGGAATACTGGGTTGAAACCTTCGGGTACAACCCGAACAATCAATGATGAGGTGATCCATGGCAGAAGGCTGGATTCAACTACCTGCACTCACGGCCTCCGCCTATGACGATAGCTGGCCCCAGGTGCATATCCTGGCAGACGGCGTTTGTGAGCTGCCAGGGTTCGAGGCAGAGGGGCAAGTCGCTGATGTTGCCTATGACCGGACGGCACAAAGCGACATGGCCCTTCCTGCCCTGGAGATGTCAGCTCAAGGCCAGGCGTTGGTCACTGTCACCGGTGTTTGTGAGCAGGACCTGCCAGGCATGGAGCTCGATGCTGACGGCACAACAGGCCGCGCAGCCGAGGGAGAGGTCACGCTCAGGGCTTTTCTCTCTGCGGGCGAGGCAGAGCTCGGCCAGATTTGTGAAGCCGCTGTGAGGCTTCCCAGGCTTCGCTGTGAGGGGCTGGAGACGCCCGCCCCTGCAGAGGGGTCTGCAGCTCTTACGCTCCCCTCTCTGGAGCTCACAGGCCTCATTCCCGGCCTTGGAGTTTCGCAGGCAGAACGTTCCGTGCTGCTCCAGTGGCAGGATGAAGGGAGGAACTGGGCATGGCTGGACTAGGACTCAAAATCAATCTCAGAAACAGGGCCCTGACCCAGTACACCAACTGGGATTTCGACTCCATGACCATGTTTGGTGGCAAGGCAATCGGCGTGGGACCGGGTGGCGTGTTCGAGCTCTGGCAGGGAGACACGGACAATGGGAACGACATCGATGCCCGCATGGACCTGCCGGAAACCGACCTGGGCACGTCCTACAACAAACGGCTGCGCTCTCTGTTTTTGGGCTGCAGGGCTGACGGAGCTCTGCGGGTGACGGTGATCGACGACGAGGAAAAGGAAGCCGTTTACACCGCATATCCTCTCCGGGCCAACAGGCAGGGCGTGATCAAGGTCTCGGCCGGCCGGAACCATAACAAGGGCTGTTACTTCACGCTGAGGATCGAGAACGTGGACGGCTCGGACTTTGACCTGGACTTCATCGAGGTCCTGCCCATCATCCTGAACCGGAGACCGGGGCGCTTCTAAGAAAGGGGGAACATCATGGTTCAAATAGTTGAAGTATGGGGCGCGGGTTCAAACCCTGGACAGATCCCGATTCTGACGGCCGAGTTCACTGACTTTCAGGCCGGGCAGTTGGTCAACCAGCGATTCTCGGACGCCCTGACCTATGCCGAAGGGGTGCGGGAAAAAGCACTCCTGCAGGCCCAGAAGCTGGTTGACCTGGGAGACTTTGACTTCATCGACAACCTCATTGGTCAGGAGGACAACAAGCTGGAGTTTGACGACTTCAGCATCGAGCCCGGAGACCTGGAACCAGGCACCTATGACGATGAGGACGTGACCCTCGACGCCGGCGAAAACCGGGTCTTTTCCTTTGACGAGGGGCTGTTTGACGGCATCCCTTCCATGTCAGCCAGTGACATCCCGGACGGTGACGACATCTATGACCCCCCTCAATTCGAGCAGGTCCTTTCAGACCAGGTGGAGGACATCGGGGATCCTTCCGCGCTTCCCATCGGGTTTGACGACCCCTATTTGCCGGATCTCAAGAACAGGCTCCTGCAGGAGTTCATGGACAGCCTCGGAGAGACGGACGGATCCTATGCCCCGGAGGTCGAGCAGGCCATCTATGACCGGGCCAGGAACAGAAGGAAAACGGACCTGCAGGACAAGAAGGACGCGGCTTACAACGACTTTGCCAAGAGAGGGTTTCCAGCTCCCCCTGGGGCCCTGTTCAGGCTCATCGAGCGCTATGACATCGAGGACCACCGGGAAGAGACAGACCTCAACGCGGACATCATGAGGCTGCAGGCCGACCTTGTGCGGCAGAAATACGAATTCATTGTCTCTTCAGGCCTGCAGCTCGAAACCAGCTTGCTCGAGCGGGCTCGGCAGGTGGCCTCGAACACCCTGGAAAAGTCCAGGCTGCAGGCACAGCAGGCCCTGGACATCTACAACGCGGAGCTTCGCGGCGTCGAGGTTCATGCCTCGGTGCTGCAGAGCGATGTGGCTTTGTTCGCGGAAAAGGTCCGGGCTGAGACGGCCAAGCTGGAAGCTTTCAAGACCAGGCTTTCCGGGATCACCAGCAAGCTCGACCTGGAACGGCTCATCGTTCAGATCCAGCAGGAAAAGCGGCAGACCAAAGTGGACAAGTACAACTTCCAGCTTCAGAAGGACCGGTTCGACCTGGAGAAGGCTCAATCTGAAAAGAACCTGCAGCTCGATCACAAGCGGGTCTCCAACGACGTGAACCGGATGATCATGGAAGGTGACAGGCTCAGGTTCGACGTGCAGCGGTCCATAGCAGAGTTCAAGCAGACCAAGTACCAGCAGGAGATCGACATCGCCCTGCAGAAGCAGAACCACAAACGCGAGATAGCGGCCACCACGGCCAATATCCTTGCCCAGCTTGCTGCCTCGGCTCTGACCGGTGTGAGCGCGTCTGCTTCCATGAGCGGGTCTCAGTCCGACTCTGCCAGCAAGAGCTACAGCACCAGCATGAGCCGCAACGACAGCGTGTCCACAAGGGTGGAGAACACTGAATAACAGGAGAGCACTATGGCAGCCCCTTTCTACAACCCCAATTACTATGGTGAGGATGTTTTCCGGGAGAGGCAGAAGAGACAGCTCTCCAAGAGGGAACAGGCCAGCCGGATCAAGGTCAAACCGGAGACCACTCGAAACACGAACCGGCCGGAAGCGGTTGTCGGCATGAATGACCGCTTCATGGGCAAGACGACCAGGGAGCCAAAGCGGCCATCCTTTCGGCATGTGCCGGCCATCTCCGAGACGCCGAGCAGTCAGGCCATTGTCAACAATGTCCCCTCTACGGAGCAGGCAAGCGGCGGGCCCGAGACCCCCTACGTCAACCAGCTCCTGTCTGATCTGTGGAACAGGGCTGGGCAGGCCTACCAGAAGTCCAGACAGGAGGTCGAGCAGACCCTCGGCCAGGTGAGAGCTCCACTGCCCGGGACAGGATCTCAGAATCAAAGTGCGACACCCCAAAGTGCGGCAAACCAGGACACGCCAGGACAAGGCACCCGAAGCGCCAATGCTGCACCCCCGCCAAATCGGGATCCACAGGCAGCAAACCAGGACAATAAAAATGTCGCACCTTCATCCCTTGACAGCCAAGGTGTTCCTGACCGTGGACAGGTCACGCCGCCCTTTGGAGTCGGGCCCCAGAGGCAGCGCTCAGTCATGGCTATCGACCCCGAGACCGGGCAGATGAGGCAGGTGGCCCCTGGGGAGTCTCAGAACGAGGTCCGTCTGATCCAGGAACCCGGCAAGGTGCCCATGATCACCAACAAGGCTTTCGAGGGAGATCTTGCCCAGAGAAGGAGCACTGGAGGTCCCGGGCGCGGACAAGGACCTGGCGGCGGCAAGTTCGCTGGGGATGGCTACTACATACGCGGCCAGCACACCAGCCCCCAAGACATTGACCAAAGGGCCCGGTCTGAACTGGCCCGGGAAGAAACCCAGAACCAGGCTCTGATCCCTGAAGATCGAAGGCAGAACGACATCAACCAGCTCCAGGCCAACCTGGCCTATATGCGAAGCCGGCGAAGGATGAACCCGGAAATGAACCCTCCGGGCCTTGAGAAAGACATCAAGGCAACAGAAAAGCGGCTCAAGCAACTGACCTCGGCCGGCAGGGAACAGGAACTGCAGCGCCTGGCGAACAGGGGAGACATCGAGCAGCAAAGGCTTGCAAGCCAGTCCGATCTGGCAAGTGCTCAGGTCGAGGCCCGGACAGACCTGGCAAAGCGCCTGTCCAAAAACCAGCTGAAAGAAGTCGAGTCTCAGCGGGAGATGCGCGGCAATGCCATGGACTATGTCAATGAGGCCTGGGAAGCCCTGCCCTTCGAGGAAAAGCAGCGGTTGCAGTCAGACGTCAAAGCCTACCAGCAATGGAGGAAAAAGACCTACTGGGATTACTACGACAACGTGAACAACTTCCAGCACCTGCCAAACCCTGACGAATACTGAGTAGCGCCATGAAAAGTCTGGAGAATTACCGCAAGGCCCTCTCGAAGCAGAGAGGCTACGATGTGGGCCCCGATGAGGCAGCTCAACTCGCCTTCAGGGCGTCCAAGAAGAGGCGCCGCGACGACACTTTTGAGTCCTGGGCCAAGAGAGAAGGCGTTGACAAACAGCTCAAGCAAAGACCTACCCCTGAACCCAGACAGAGGTTGCAAGAGGACCTGGCGAAGCGGCCAGACGTAGCCAAGGAACGAGGCCTGGTCGGTGATATCGGTTCGCGTTTGGCGCGGGGTACGGCCAGGGCGGCCGAGCTCGGCGGGTATGCGCTGCAGACCATGGATCCGGAGGGCGGCATTGAGCTGGCCCAGAGAGCCGGTGAGTCCATAGTGGGTGCCACCGAGCAAGCCAGAGAGGACTGGGATGTCCTGAAACCGGATGTCTCCGAGGCCAAGGGTGAAGAGGGCTTTGTCGAGCGCGGGATCAAATCCGGTATCGAGAGTGCGCCGGCGTCCATCTCTCCCGCCCTGATCGGCGGCGCTGCAGGTGCTCCGTTTGGTCCTGCAGGCGTTGCCATTGGTGCCGGCCTGGTAACCCTTGGGCTTTTCGGTGCCGGTGTCTACGGCCAGTCGCGGGCAGAGGCCGAGGAAAAGGGCCTGACCGAAGATAAGGCTCACAAGTATGCCCTGACCCAGGCGGCCATCGAGGGTGGTGGAGAGACCGTCTCCAACATCATCGGGACCATGACCTTCGGGATGGGCAAGCTGGCGACACAGCCCCTGAAGCAGACCGCGAAAGAGCTCCTGGAAACGCCGATGTCCACGCTGGTCAAGCAGATCGGCAAGAACGCGGCGTTCAACGAGATCCCCACGGAAATACTGCAGGAAGGCGCTCAGGCCTACTACGACGAGAAGTATGGCATCAGTGACGTGTCCTGGCAGGACGCTGCCAAGGAAGCGATCATTCCGGCCATGACCATGTCCGTCCTCTTCGGGCTCGGCGCGGAGACGTTCAACACCGTCCAGAAACGAGGCATCAAGCGGAAGCTCAACAGCAAGAACCCCAAGGACCGGGTTCAGGCCGCCAACGCCATAGCCAAAAGGCTCAGGCACGAGCACAAGGACAGCCCTGAGCTGGCTGACGCCTGGGTAAAGATGGCTCGGGAGAGGATCGAACAGAATCAGACCATTGATCTTCATGAGAACTTCGTCACCTTTGCCGAACAGAAGCGCCGGGAAGAGAAGCAGCAACAAGGCCAGGAAGGCTACCAGCCCCCCGAGGACCTGCAGAAAGAGACAGACCCGGAAAAGCTCGTCACTGGCGGCAAAGAGACAACTCCGGAAGAGATCCTGAGCGAAGAGGACATTGAGTCCATCTCTGAAGAGACCCTGGATGCAGCCATTCAGAATCAGCAGGAGCAGGAAGCTCAGGCCGATGAGTTTGGGATGCCTGGCGGGGAGCTGGACTATCAGCCCCAGGAGCAGGTCTACACCAGCAAGAAAGAGGCACAGAAGGAAGCGAACCGCTTGACCAGGGAAGGCCGGCCGCAGAAGGTCACACAGGTCGAGGGCGGGTATATCCTGCAGCCGGCGGGCAGGCAGGTCGAGCAACCAGCCAAAGAGCCCGAGAAAGTGGAGCCAATTCAGGTTGAGTCTGAGAAGCCCAAGGATGAGAAGGCCAAGCAGGAAACGGTCAGGGCCGAGGGAGCAGTTGAACCCGGTTCACAGACCTGGGTCCAGGACCAGGCCGGTCAAGGCCGGTTCGGGACCAAAAAGGAAGCCCAGAAAGAGGCAAACCGGCTCACCAAGCAGGGCCAGCCCCATGACGTGATTCAGGTTGGAGACAGGTACGACATTCAGCTCAGGGGCAAGGCTGCACCCAAGAAAAAAGAGGAAACGGCAGCCAAGGGCAAGAACCCTCTGAAGAACATTTATCAGCATGTCAAGAGGAAAGAGGACCAGGTCGAGCCCAACAGCCCGTTTGAGAGGGTGGATGCTCCTGAAGGATGGACCCAGACAAACGATAATAGCTACTTGGCTCCATCAGGGAAGGGTGGAGTCTATGGACATATAAACGGGGGTTGGGCTGCTCATGCCGCCGGAAAACACAAACGATTCAAAAAGGGCGGCAACACGACAGTGAACCTGTTGAAAGCAATGCAGTGGGTGGAAAATCAGGAAAGCAAAGTTGCCGAGAGTGGCAAAGCCTCTCCTCAGGCTTCAAAGCCCAGGAGGAAGGTGGAAAAGAAGCAGCCTGCCAAAGCGGAGAAGAAAAAATCAGACACTTCAAGGGGTGATGTTTCAGAAACGGAGGTTTCCGGGGGGCACAGTCAGCTCCCGGAGGGGTCAGAGCACAAGGAGCCGAAGGAAAGGAGCGGGGCCACCCGTCCTGGACCACATCAGGAAACGGGTGTTGAAGGTTCGGCTTCCGCCCGAGGTGGTCGACTCGCCGAATCCCACCAGGGATCCCCAACCCCTGGCTCAAATGTACCAACAAGCATACGGACCAAGGGAAGTGAAAGTCAAGCTCCTGAATGGTCTGGGCCGGAAGAGGTCGTGCATCACGCCGTGGACGAAGCAAAGGCCATGGGGCTCATCGACGAGGACACGCATGCCCTGATGAGCGGTTTTGCCGAGTTTTTCCCCCGGAGCATGGCCGAAGACCTGGAGAAGTATTTCGAGCCGCGGGTATCGGAGCAGGAGTTCAGAGCCACGGATGAGCAGCGCAAGGCTGTTGGGATCGCTGCAAGCGAGCAGAACGAGGCCACAGTAAGAGCCTATCTCCAGGAAGAAAAAACCGGCGAGCTGCACAAAGACGCCAAGCATCTGGCTGTGCTTCTCAAGGGCGGGAATTCGGCGGACTTTGTTCATGAGTTCGGAGAGTTCGCGTACACCCGCCTGCTGTCCGCTCAAGACAGGGCGGCCGTCAAGAAGGCCTACAAGGCTGACAAGGCCAGAATCCAGAAGGCCAAAAAGTCCGGGAAGGCAGGCAAAAAGACATCGGCGCCGTTTCCGAAGGAAAATGAATGGTTCTCGCAAAAATGGACCGATTGGTTCATCCAGCAGAAGAAAACGCCTCAAGGCCTCAGAGGAGTCTTCACCAGAATGGCCGATGCCCTGCGGAAGACGGTGAGGCAGTTCTTTGCCAGCGGGAGGATCGACAGGAACATGGCTGCCCTGTTCGAGGACATCGTGACCAGCGGCAGGCAGGTCCGCCACAAAAACGACTACTACTACTCAGATGAAGAGATGCTGCGCAACTACATCATCGGCCGTCCTCCAAAGCCAGAGGAGCTCAAGTCGCAAGGCATTCACGGCAATCAAAAGACAGGCTTTTCGGTCGACTTCAGCACCAGCTGCCCGAGGCAGATGGAGTTCACGAACTATCTGCTCAAACAGGTCGAGGAAGGCGGACTGCCCGAAAAAGAGCTCCTCAATCCGGACAATCTGGATGCCCTGTACGAGCAGGCCGTCCGAGACGGCATCGATGTGCCGTGCAGCTACTGCTACGTGGAGCAGGCCAGGAGAAAGGCCATTGCCTGGCACCATGAGGGAAAGAGAAAATCCCAGGTCGTCTTTGCCCAGGCCAAGCATGTGTACCGCGAATCCCTGGAGTACGAGGACCTGCTCCTGAAAATTCCAGAGAGGGATCCCAATCCGGACAATCTCAGCGTGGAGAACATCAACAGGCGGGGAGGTCTGAGGATATTCTCGTTTTCAGACTATATCCGGGAGAGGGACTTCAAGCAGATACAGAGGCTTCTGGACCATGCCGCGAAGCGGGGCATCGGGGTGAAGGTCATCACCAAGCAGGAGGACTTCATTACCGACTGGGCCGACACCGGGATCCTGATCAACATCTCCATGGACCAGCATGTCCAGGGAGGCCCGGGTGCCGGAATGGCATGGAAGCAGGCCATTCGGCACAAAGAGCGATATCCGAACATCAAACTGCGGACTGTCGCCAGGAACATGGACGAGGTGGATCGGTACAACAGGATGATGTACCGGCAGCGGGACGAGGAGATCGAGCTTCTCGATCCATGGACCGTGAAAGGGAAGGACAAGCTGCCGGACAAGCCAGACCCCGAATATGAGGGCCGCTTGCAGGAAGGAGGGTGGAGGCACGTTTTCGACGTGATCACGCCTTACCACAAAGAGTCGCCCAAGGAAGTCGTGGATCCGGGGTACGAGGACATGGGCCACAAGCATCGGACCCTGGTCGAATATTTGAGAGACCATCCGGAGACCGATCAACGTTTCTGCTGCATGACCAAGGGCAAATGCTGGCATCCGTCGGAAGGGCAATGCCTGACGAACTGCGGCCTTGAGAAGGGAAATCTGCATGTTCCCAAGCTGGCCGGCCATCTCAAAGGAATCAAAGGAGCTCCAGCCTATCGCCGCAAGAATTCTCCGAGCGGAAAAGGCCTCAAGCGGGAAACCGTCCAGAGCCGGATCGACGCTCTGACAGCCGGGCTGGCTGCTGACCGGCTGCCCGGGATCAATGTCTACCAGTCCGAATCCGAGCTTCCCAAGCCCATCCTGGAGGACATGGCCATGCGCCAAGCCGAGGGCGATGTGGAGGCCGCCTGGTGGGACGGAGAGATCCATTTCATCAGGGACAATCTGATGTCCCAAGCCAGAGTGGAGCGGGCCCTGGTGCACGAGCTCTTTGGCCACGTCGGGCCGGAGGCCATCCTGGGAGACCGAGCGGACAACTTCTATATGAGGGTCTTTCTAGACAAGCCGCGAGAAGCCCGCCAGGTGGCGCACGAATATGGGCTGGATCTGAAGAATCGCGCGGACAAGATCGCTACCGGGAAGGAGGTCGTGGCCAGGATGGCCGAGAACGGCCAGGAGGACTGGATCCTGGATCGGATCATCGCGGCCGTCAAGGATGTTCTTCGCCGGGCAGGGTTCCGGCTCGAGATTTCCGACGCCGAGATCAGACAGCTCATCGCAAGGGGGAAAGGACAGCTTCAGGGCAGGAATGCCGGTCGGGGGCTGTCAGGAATCAAGGCCGCGGCCTTCAAGCAGCAAGAGCCCGTCTTCTACTCCCAGATGCAGAAAGTTCTGAACGACAAGTTGCCGAAGAGGGGCAGTCCGGACAGCTACAAGACCATGATCCAGTCCTTTGCCAGGAAGGGGCAGTTCAAGCAGGAAGAGCTCGAATGGTCCGGGATCGAAACCTGGCTCGGCGAGCAGGCGGACAAAGTCGCGAAGGACCAGATCCTGGACTACCTGAAGGCGAATCAGATCCAGGTCCAGGAGGTCGCGAAAACCGGGCCTACAGAAACCAGGTATGAACAGTATCAGCTCCCGGAAGGAGAGAACTATCAGGAAGTACTCTTGACCCTGCCGAGAAAGGACAAGCCGACGTTTGAAGAGTGGATAGCCCATTGGGGCCGGAGAGGGTTCCTTGGCACAGAAGAAGACGCTCGCGGGATGTATGAGGTTGATATGGCCTATGGAGGGGGAGAAGATGTCGGCTATACATCCCCGCACTGGAACGAACCAAATGTCCTGGCTCATGTCCGTTTCAACGAGAGATACGATCCGCAGGGCGACCGGGTACTTTTTGTGGAAGAAATCCAAAGCGACTGGCATCAGGAGGGGCGCAAAAAAGGATATCAGAGGCACTACCAAAAAGGCGACAGGGTTCCTGTTGGCCATGACCATGGAACAATCGTCGACCCGGATCCAGACGAAAATGGATACATCAAAATCGAGTTCAACGGAGAGGTTGAAAAGGTCCTGGCTCGATATGTCGATGATGCAAGGACTCCAGACGCACCATTCAAGACCACATGGCCCCTGCTGGTCATGAAAAGAATGTTGAGGTATGCGGCCGGGAACGGCTTCGACAAATTGGCCTGGACG